GTAATTGTATCCGTAGTTGCATCCGTTGTAATCGTTGCTCCACCTGCCCCTACCAAAGTAAGGGTGTCATCACTTTGGTCGGCGGCAATATCTGTCTGCCCGCTTACAGAAACCGTTTTAAAGAAATGATTATTACTATTTAACCATGTTGTAGATTCTACAACCCCCGTTCCACCTCGCGATACGGGCAATGTCCCTGATGTAATCTTTGATGTATCTAAACTGGGAATATCAGAACTGACGAGTGAAACATATGAAAGTGAACCATTCCCCCCGGATGTCTTCACAAATCCATTTTCTGTTGTATCTAATGTTGTTGCTTTTGTAGCTGAATCAGCATTTCCTTCTAAATCAGCTACCAGAACCCCCTTTGTCCCCGAAAAAACTTCGGATGTATTTGTTGCAGCGGTCAACATAGTAAACTTATTCTCGCTATCATCATATCCCATAAATCCTAAACTAGCATTCGTTCCATCGTGATAACGGAACTCAATACCTCGATCTTTATTATCGTCTGAACCAGGTATAGAATCACCACCAAGGGTTAGAATTGGATCATCCACCGTAACTGTTGTTGAATTGATTGTCGTTGTTGTTCCATTTACCGTTAAGTTTCCATTAACTATTAATTGGTTATTTGATGTTAGCGTGGTAAATGTTCCCACCGCAGCTGTTTCCCCCCCTATAACGGTATTATCGATAGCCCCGCTATCTATGTCAACATTTGTCATATTTTGACTATCAAAATCAATCGCACCGACAGCTGTAAATGCTCCTATTTTTGTTGCTGTAAGGGTATCACCACTAAATGTTAAATCAGCGTCACCACTAAGTAGTCCATCTGTTCCCGCAAAGACGATTTGCCCCGATGTAAGGCTATCAGCTAACAGGTTTTGAGCCCTTAAACTAAAGTTTCCTATGTCGGTATTTGCTCCTACACCTTGGATTATCGCATGTTTTTGAGCTTGTGATGTTGTGAGTGTTCCAGATGAAATATCTAATGAAGATATCGTTGTGACCCCTGTATTCGATATTGTTAGTTTATTAAGTCCATTGCTAAGTCCGACATTAAAGAGAGCAGCTGTTTGTGAGTTTACCCCCTTTACATTCAGTGTGATTTCATCTGTAGTATCTCCCGTGATATTCACACCACCCCCTACCGTGAGTGTATCTGTCGTAGAAAGCGTGGTAAATGCTCCCGCAGAAGCTGTTGTTCCCCCTATTACGGTATTATTGATAGTTCCGCTATCGATATCAACATTTGTCATATTTTGACTATCAAAATCAATCGCACCAACAGCTGTAAATGCTCCTATTTTTGTTGCTGTAAGGGTATCACCACTAAATGTTAAATCAGCGTCACTACTAAGTAGTCCATCTGTTCCCGCAAACACTATTTGCCCCGATGTAAGGCTATCAGCTAACAGGTTTTGAGCCCTTAAACTAAAGTTTCCTATGTCGGTATTTGCTCCTACACCTTGGACTATCGCATGTTTTTGAGCTTGTGATGTTGTGAGTGTTCCAGATGAAATATCTAATGAAGATATCGTTGTGACTCCTGTATTGGATATTGTTAGTTTATCAGTTCCATCACTTAATTCTACATTAAAGAGTGCAACTGTTTGTGAGTTTGCCCCCATTACATTCAGTGTAATTTCATCTGTAGTATCTCCCGTGATATTTACACCACTCCCCACCGTGAGTGTATTAGTAGTAGAAAGGGTTGTAAATGCTCCCGCAGAAGCGGTTGTTCCCCCTATAACAGTATCATCAATTGTTCCACTATCAATGTCTACACGTAACATATTTTCATAATTAAAATCTATTGGTCCAACAGACTTAAAGGCTCCTATTTTTGGTACTGTAAGGGTATCTCCACCAAATGTTAAATCAGCGTCACCACTGAGTAGTCCATCTGTTCCCGCAAACACTATTTGCCCCGATGTAAGGCCATCAGCTAACAGGTTTTGAGCTCTTAAACTGAAATCCCCTATGTCTGTATTTGCCCCTACACCTTGGACTATCGCAAGGTTCTGTGCTTGTGATGTTGTGAGTGTCCCAGATGAAACATTTAATGAAGGGGAATCGGCAAATACTAAAGCCCCTGTCCCTGTTTCATCATCTATAATACTCCTTAGTTGATCTGAAGTAGTTGATGCCATTACACCAAGGTGATTAGTTGTATAAACTCCGTTTGTTACTGTATCAGCATTCCCTTCTAAATCAGCTACAAGTGTTCCTTTTGTTCCTGAAAATACTTCTGATATATTTGTGGCGGAAGTTAACATTATAAACTTATCCTCACTGTCATCATAACCCATAAATCCTATAAGTGCATTGGTTCCGTCATGGTAACGGAATTCAATACCTCTATCTTTATTGTCATCGGATGTTGGAGCAGTTTCACCACCAAGGGTGAAAATTGGATCAGTTACTGTAATTGTCGTAGAGTTTTCAGTTGTTGTTGTTCCACCCACAGTAAAATTACCTGAAATTGTTAAAGAACCAGTAATATCAACCAATGTAGCGGTAATATCGACATCTCCACTTGAAATAATACTCATATCAGAAGTGTCTCCTGAAATATACCCTCCAGCATTTCCAAAGGCTAACCTGTGACCGCTTGAAGCCATTATAGTATTGTTTGCAGATTGATCTGTTAAACTAAATTTAGAAGTTGAACCAATATTTAAAGTAGCTCCATTCGATAATAAATCAAGATCCTTACCAATAACAGCACTTTTTGCTACAGATAACCCTCCATCAGTTTGTAATGAACCATCAGTTGTAGATGTTGCTTCCGTAATATCATCCACATTTATTTTACCACTAGTAGTTAATTCACCACTAATATCAACCAATGTAGCGGTAATATCGATATCTCCACTTGAAACGACCTTCATATCAGAACCATCGCCTGAAATATATTCTCCAGTATTTCCAAAGGCTAATCTGTGACCACTTGAAACTGATACAGTATTATTTGAAGCATGATGTGTTAGAATAAATTTTGAACTTGAACCAAAATATAAGGTAGATCCATTTGATAATAATTTCAGGTCATCACCAATGATAACACTTTTTGCTACCGATAATCCACCATCAGTTTGTAATGAACCATCAGTTGTAGATGTTGCTTCCGTATCATTATCAACATTTATTTTACCACCAACAGTTAAAGAACCATTCGTCGTTGTATTGTTATTAACTGTTAGGTCTCCTATAATTGTAACACTATCGGGTAATCCAAACGTTACATTAATATTTTCTCCGTCTTTTGTAACCTCTGTTTCTATTTCATTCACTGTTCCTAAAAACTTCAGGGAATCTGTAAGGAGAGATACATCCTGTAGACCAGAATCACCATTTACCGTTAAAGTAGAGGCAATTGTAGCTGTCGATGCCTCTGTTAAACGACCTTGGGCGTCTACAGAAAAAATAGGAACCTCTGTTTCTGAACCATAAGTCCCTACATCAATACCTGTTTCAGGTAATCCAAACGTTACATTAATATTTTCTCCGTCTTTTGTAACCTCTGTTTCTATTTCATTCACTGTTCCTAAAAACTTCAGGGAATCTGTAAGGAGAGATACATCCTGTAGACCAGAATCACCATTTACCGTTAAAGTAGAGGCAATTGTAGCTGTCGATGCCTCTGTTAAACGACCTTGGGCGTCTACAGAAAAAATAGGAACCTCTGTTTCTGAACCATAAGTCCCTACATCAATACCTGTATTGGATAATTCAAGTGATACTTGTGAAGTTGAAACAGTTGAATTTATACCAGATCCTCCTTTAATATTAAATGTATCTTCGCCTAATTGTAATGTATCGTTCCCACCTGTGTCGTCCGCGATTTGAAGGGTTGAGATATTTAAAACCACATCATCTACATATTTTTTCCGAACCGCTTGATTATCATCTATTGGATCATATGCGGATAGAGTGACATCTCCAGATACAGTCAAATCATCAATAATACTAAGGGTAGAATTAATAACTACAGCACTATTTATAGTTGTTGTTTCAATAGATGAACCAATGTATTTTAATTTCTCAAGAGTTTCAATTGAGGGTTGAGATGAAGCTGAAACAGTATTTGCAAAACCTGCACTTTCTGCCGACCCATTTAGAGACCCTATGAATTCCCCAGATACCTTTAAATCTCCATTTATCGTTGTATCATCATTCACATTGAGGGTAGAGTTAAATGTGATATCCCCAGTAACATCCAATGTTCCTGCGACAGATGTATTCCCTGTAGCTGAAGCAACTGTGAATTTATCTGTTGCGATGTTAAAGTCACCATCCACACCCGTTGCTCCGGTAACATCCAATGTTCCTGCGATAGATGTATTCCCTGTAGCTGAAGCAACTGTGAATTTATCTGTTGCGATGTTAAAGTCACCATCCACACCCGTTGCTCCGGTAACATCCAATGTTCCTGCGATAGATGTATTCCCTGTAGTTGAAGCAACTGTGAATTTATCTGTTGCGATGTTAAAGTCGCCATCCACACCCGTTGTTCCTGTAACATCCAATGTTCCTGCGACAGATGTATTCCCTGTAGTTGAAGCAACTGTGAATTTATCTGTTGCGATGTTAAAGTCACCATCCACACCCGTTGTTCCTGTAACATCTAATGTTCCTGCGATAGATGTATTCCCTGTAGCTGAAGCAACTGTGAATTTATCTGTTGCGATGTTAAAGTCACCATCCACCCCCGTTGCTCCTATAACATCCAATGTTCCTGCGATAGATGTATTCCCTGTAGCTGAAGCAACTGTGAATTTATCTGTTGCGATGTCAAAGTCACCATCCACACCCGTTGTTCCTGTAACATCCAATGTTCCTGCGATAGATGTATTCCCTGTAGCTGAAGCAACTGTGAATTTATCTGTTGCGATGTCAAAGTCACCATCGACACCCGTTGCTCCGGTAACATCTAATGTTCCTGCGATAGATGTATTCCCTGTAGTAAAACTACCAGTTATGTTAACACCAGTTGTATTTAACTTTAATAATGAATTATTATTAATCATCATATTTATTTCATCGGTTGTTTCAAAAGATACATATTCTCCATCAGCTGCAGTCCCTATTTTTGTAATGTTTTCATTCAGTATTGATGTTATTACAGTTTGATCTGATTCTATATTTATAATTGAACCGGATGCTGATAAACCTGTCCCCGAAAACCGCGTTGCTACCTTATCAATTGATGTTAACTGTTCGTATTTATTTCCACCACTTACACTGTGTAACATTAATATTTTATCTCCATCAACAGGTGTTACATCTCCAAGATTTAATTCTTCATAATCAGATAATTTTAGATTTAATGTAACACTTCCTGAAGTACCACCACCATTGAGTCCAGTCCCAGCAGTTACACCTGAAATACCAGTAAATGTCCCACTACCTTGTGAATAGGATACCCAATTTAAATTACCAAATCCATCTGTTTGTAATAATTGACCGGAATTACCAGCACTAGGTGGTAGTGTAAGTGTATGTGTAACAGAATTTGTGCTTGACTTTAATGATACAAAATCACCATCAGTATTATCTATTAAATTGAGTGCTCCACCCGCATTTATATTTAAATCACCAGAAATACCCGATAGACTAAGGAAACGTAGTCCAGAAATATCTTTACTACTATCTAGAATTAATACTTTATTAGCAGTTGCTGTCCCTGCAGTTGCTTCATCTAAAACACTCATTTCACTAGAAGTTATTATTGAAGTATCAAGTTTGAATTTAGTATCAGCTTCTAAATGTCCTTCAATTTCAAGGTCTCCATGAATAACTAACTTTTCCCCCTCAAACTGAATGTCTTCAAATGCTTTTAATAAATCCGAGCCTTGTAAGACTGTTCCCATAGGGTTCGCATCGGCACCTTGATTTCCAGCCATAGATATATAAATTGATTATATTTTAATTAAAATCAACAAACTAATATTTAAAAAAAAATAATAATAAATATTAATAAAATGAAGTTAATTGAATCTTTCATAAGGTTATATACTATCATAACAACAGTGGTAAGTGGCCCTTTACATGATACAAGGGATGAACATAATTGTTTAATTCAAAAGGGTTTTTCTTGGTGTGAAGATATTCAAGAATGTATCAGAATATGGGAAACACCTTGTAGAGATAACTTCATAAGTTGTGAAGATTGTTTATTTAGACAATCACTTGAGAATATAGCATGTCCAGAAGAGTGTTCTGAAAGTAATGAAGGAATACTATCACATCCATGTTCTATGTGTCATCCCTCCCCAGTATGTTCATCTCCAGGTCCAGATTGTTTTTACTTATCACTTGAAGAAGATAGTTGTGGTTGTATTGTATCATGTGGTGAAGTTACATGTCAACCTCCATCACCACCACAGGTTATAAATGATCCATGCCCTATAACGCAAGATACATGTAGTAATTATGATTATGTATGTCCTATTGTTACAGAGATAACACATTGTTCAGAGGATGGAATTGAAGGATTTACAACATATCAATTATCATTATTTGTGAAAGATCACACTCAAGTTAAGAATATTTATGCGTTATTTGGAGAATATAGTTATCATGAAATGTATTTTCCCCCAGCTTATCAAATTGATGGTCCATTTAATTCTGATATTGGTGGAGTGTCACCCAGTATCATTCAAATATTCCCTAATTCAAGATTTGATTCATGGATAACAATTGATATTACAGATGGTGATCCAGATAACTTATTATCAACAATTGGTATTGACTTTGATTCTTGGAGTGAAACCCATAGTATCTCTACGAGTAATGGTGCAATATTTCAAATCGATCCAAATTATAATGATTTTAAAAATGAATATATTATAGGGCAAATTACCCTACCAAATGAGATTACAGATTCATTAATTGTAAATGTTCAGGGTAAAAAAATAAATGAGGACTCATGGAAAGAATATAATGTCCATTTTAACCTCGATCCATCAGAAATAATACAAAATCCAATACCATTAGATTGTGTTCTATGGTATGATGGATGTAATTTATGTCAAGTTACAGAAGGTAGATTAGGTTTATGTTCAAGTAATTCATGTTTAGTTTATGGAGATACACTCTGTCATTCATATTCTCATACGGGACATTAGTGTATTAAACTCTTTTGTATTCCTCTGAGAAATATAAACAGAAGCTAAATAAAAGAAGATACCCATTAATAGATGGACATGGTGGGGAGGACATTGAATATTTGTTTTTAATGATTTATTCACATTTTCCAAGAACAAACAGTGTGCGTTATGTGGGAATAATCCCCAGAATAATGCATTTGCAATGAATAAAGTTAATATTAATGTTTTCATCTTTATTATTACTAATATTTTTTTTTATACACTATAATATATTCAAATGGATAATATTATTCTGTTTTTAATACTATTTATATTCATAATAATATTAAGTAATAAATCTATCGAAGGATTTGAAGTGGATACATGTAATATGAATGATAAAATAAATACTTTTATATTTGGAAGAGGTGAAAAATATGATACACACAAAGAAAACCTTAAAGAAGAGGTTATTCAAGAACAAATTGAAGGAAATATTCAAATCGATGATAAGGAGAAAGAAAAGGAAAATAAATTATATCAAATATTAACTAATATTAATGAAAATTTAAAAATAATTACTTTGAAATTAAAAGAAGAGGAAGAAGAAGAAGAAGAAGAAGAAGAAGAAGAAGAGGAAGAAGAAGAAAGTAAAGTTTATTCAAGAATTATTAATTTAGATAGTGAGAAAACTAAAAAATATTTAATTAATACATTATTCTTAATAGTTTTCATAATATTTATTGTTGTATTTTTATATTCAATGTATATTCTCTTAGATTATTTAAACAAAAGGAGAAAGATTAATATTCGAAAGATAGATACTCCATATGAAGATATTTTAGATGAAATAAAAAAAAATAAGATTAAAGGAAAATTCAAGTTTAAAAAAATAAAAAAATAAAATGTAAAATATTTAAAAAAAAAATATAATAGTATTAGAAAAATGGAAGGAGAGGACTATCGGAACTTTGATGCTGTTGTTAGCAAATTAAGGACGTTTTTTCGCGAAGTTAAAGGGTTTAAAGAAGTTCATACACAAAATAAAAAAAGTATTCTAGCTGCTTGTGAAGACCCTAGAACTATTGCTACTTACGATTATGAAGGTGATATTTGGCCTTTACCTCAAACAGGTCAAATGTGGTTAGAACATTATTTATTGGAACATCCCGAAGAAAATGGATTCTTTTGTGTCTCAACTTCTTATCGTAATGAACCTAACCCCGTCCCTGGAAGGCACGATAGAATATTTCCGATGTTCGAGTTTGAGTTAAAGGGTGGTATGGATGAACTTCGTAAAGTGGAAAAAGAACTACTCGAATACCTAGGGTTTAGAAAAGGGGAAAACGGTGAGTATCCTGCAGATGATTATGATAATATCTGCGATAAATATGGTGTTGATGAATTAGAAAATGAACATGAAGAACAATTAGAGAAGGATTATGGAAGTGTATTCTTTTTGGAAAACTTTCCGGAAAGAACTTCTCCATTCTGGAATATGAAACTTCAAGAAGATAAAGTCCATTCAAATAAAATCGATGTCATTCTCCATGGTATTGAAACAATCGGTTCTGCGGAAAGAAGTACATCAAAAGAAGAAATGAAAGAAAATTTTGAAACAATCTCAGAAGGGGGATATGCAGGTATTCTTTATGATAAATTTGGTGAAGAGCGTGTAAAAAATGAACTGGAAGAATTCTTAAAAAATGACTTTTTTGAACGCTCTGGTGGTGGTATTGGTGTAACTCGCATGATTCGTGCTATGAAACTATCAAACCTTATTTAATCTTCTATTAATAAATTCTTGATTTGTCTTATTTGCTCTTTTCCTTTTTCATCTTTTATTAAAGCTCCCTCCCCCTTTATTTCCTTAATTATTCCATACCTCTTCTTCCTTTTTCTTTCCCATGATACTTTCATCCCTACTTTGAATGTCTTTTCTTCTTCCTTCTCTTTTTTGTATTCTTTTTCCTCATGTAGGATAGTGACTTCTGGTTCTTTTTCTAATAAGAATGGATTCATTATTTTTACTAATTCTTGTATTTCTTCATATTCTTTATTCATTTCTTGAACAAGTGTGATGTATTCATTCTTTAATTCTCCTCTATTGCCTTGATCTTCACTTTTGAGTTCCTTTTGAATTAATTTACACCTCTGTGACTTTTTTATTCTTTCATTATAAAACCTCTGGATTTCTTCTTCTTTAAAAGCAATATTTGTATCAAAGAACATCTTCTCTATTTTTTTTATTTCTCCATTGATTCTTTCTTTCTTTTCTTCAGAATCATTCACTTCGTCAGTAACATCCAAAAAATTTTGAAGGGTTTTCCAATTGTATTTATTCTTTAATTCTTCTCTTAACTCATCAATTCTCTTTTCATAATAAATATATTTTGGTAATTCGATAATAATCTGAGGACCACATTCATTCTTTTTATCCTCACCACATGATAATATTAATTTATCTTTTCCTTCTTTAAAAACTTTTTCATCTTTACATCCTTCACATTTTATAAATTTATCCTTTTTAGTAAGGTATTTCATTTTTTCATCGTAAAATACCTCAAGGTTCTCTAAATACTTGTCCATTTATTACATATAGATTATAAAAAAATTTAATTTATATCGTGATAAAATTGTATGACCTTTTGATTATAGATTTTTTGATTTGTTTCTTTATTTATTTTTCTGTAGTATAAAATTACCCCTCCTACGACAAGTGTAATTATTCCAATCAAATTAAAGAAGAAATTAAAGTTCCCTATTTGTTTTATATTTGATTTGTTTTCTATTTTAACAACTTTTTTTATCCCTAATAATTTATCTTTTTGAAATGTATTTCCATAATCTACCAATCGAGGTTTCATAACTAATTATCTTTAGGTATAATATTTTAAGTTTTTAAACAAAATCATATCCCTTAACAGTAAATAATAAATAGATGATTAGAGTGACTGAAAGGGCAACCAACCAAACAGGTGTAATTGTTTTATTGGGACCAGAACCAAACTCTTTTGCAGTTCCATTTGGGTGGAATATCATTCGTGGCTTTTTTTTATAAAGGAAAAACAAGATTAAGATAAATATAATAATTACCATCTGTAAATTACTATCAATATCAAACATATTATTATTATAACTCATATATTTTATTTATACATCTTCTACAAAAATCCATTCATTCAATTCCAAACTATTTAATTGGACTATATATCCATCATTTACTTTTTTTAACAAGAATTCTTCATAATCATCGATGAATTGTGTTAATCCACCATAAACAACACGAATAAAATTCTGAATTGTTTTTTTTTTATTATTATTCATAATATTTGTAGTTTTGGACCGATTATTAAGTAAAAAATGAAGTTCATCTATATGTATGGAATGGTCTTTCTTTTCTTTGAGGATAGATAGTATCATAGTAAATATTATCTTTCTCCCTCTCTCTTTTGAAAGATTCCATTTATAATTTTTATGGCCCATTTTATAATCTTTCAATATTTTTGAAATTAAGGATTATTTTTTCCAAAAAAATAATTCACTTTTATTAAAATTGAAGTATTAATTATCCGAATAATTATTATTTTATATATATAATATTAATATATATATACTAAATGATGCCAATGCCTCTGAATCCAATGATGTCACAAGCGTTGCATCCCCCGATTCAAGGGGGGGACGATTCAACAATGATTTTTATAATAGTTATCATGTTTTGTTGTTCTATCTTTTGCGCTTTTATTTACTTCTATATTCAACAAGAAAATGCAGAAGAAGAAGAAGACGCATGTATTCAACATACAGAATCAGTATCTTGTTCAGCTGATACTTCCTGTTCATGGAATACAGATACATTTTTATGTAGTAAAATGGGTGGTGGAGGTGGTGTTACAAAATGTTCGGTTGAAGAACACGTTTTAAGTGGAGAATGTAAACCATGTCCTAAATTTCCAAATGGTTCTTTTTCAATGAAGAGTCCAGGAGAGGTTGTCCTTAAAGACGCAGATGACACAACTTGTTCAGTAAAACAACCATGTCCTGAAAATTATCATGTATCAAGTGGTTCTTGTGTTGCGTGTGGAAGTGATCTTATTCGTGAAGCTGGAGATGATCCAAATCTATCAGATACAGAATGTAAACGGGATAAATGCAAGAATAATCAAAGAATTGAATGTAGTGGTTCTTGTAGTGAAGGAGCATGTTGTTGCGTCGATTGTCCTTCTGGTAAAGAATCAAGTAAAATACATGCAAAATCACCGGATGATATTTCTGTTTCAGATCCTCAATGTGTTGAAATAGGACAGGGGGTATCTGCTCAACTCCAGAGTCCATCTGCAAGTGCTACCCCAACATTAAGTAGACATAGTCTATGTAATATAAATCAAAGGGTCAATTCAGAAGGTTTATGTGAGGATTGTGTTGAAGGGGAAACAACGAACAATAGTAGACATGATCCAACTCTTGGTGAAACTTATTGTGATAAACCAAATTGTACGGATAATCAATATGCTATTCATACTGTCCCTGGTGGAGCTTGTGGTGATTGTATAGGACAAGAAACAAATGATGGTGGATTCAGTCCAACTGATATTACAAAAGGTGAGTGTCTTAAGTGTAAAAATACAAGTTATCTAAATGAAAATAATGAATGTACTTTGTGCCCAGATAATATGGTGGTTAACGGAAGGCTCACTGGCTCGCACGTGACGGAGCCTGGTGGTGAATCATATTTTAAGACAGACCTTACAATGGTTGGATTAGATAATTGTAAAAAACCACTCTGTGCATCTAATGAAAGAATTTCGTGTGTTAAGGATCAAGATGATATTTGGAGTTGTAGTTGCACAGAGTGCGAAGTAGGTAAATTTTCGATTCTCCCCCATACAATACACCCAGATGATTACCCCCCTAATATACCGATTGAAGTAACTGACAATTATACTTCAGAATGTGTTAATTTTTGTGGTAGTGCTAGACATACTCTAATTATTGATAATTGGGAAAAATCAGTTGAACAATGCGAAGAAAAAGGTCTATGTAAGGAGGCTAACTGTGAACTGGATGAGGATGGAAACGATCTGCGCGATGCGGATCCATGTTCAGAAAAGAAAATTAAAGAACTCACATCATTGATTGATGATTACCTGGATACTACTACGGAGTCTTGGTTGTCACATCAAAATAAACCTTCAGGATTAGAAAAATGCTCTAACTCACCATTAAATAATAGGGTTCAGGGATTAAAAGGGAGACTTAAATCAATTCGTTTAAGTTCTCCTTGCCCTGTTAATTATAGTTTTAATTCGGAATTATCTGGGGATCTCGAAGATAAGTGTGTAAGGTGCGATGGAACAAATGGAAAAATTGGATCATATCCAGAGGGAAGGGTTGAGAATTTTGATCCAAACCATCAACATCCTCGACCAAGGAGCGTTACAACAACGTCAACTATTTGCAAGGAGGCACCATGTAAACCGGATCAAAAAATATTTTGTAGTTCTAGTGATTGTAATGAAAATACTTCAAATCCTGTGATGGAATGTAGTCTATGTGATGAAGGACTTCTCACTAGCGGATTACCCTATGGAAATAATGGTAATCATCAAATATCTATAAGTGACGCCGAATATAAAGATGTAACTGTTTGTAGAGACCCGAATGCAATTGTTGCTACTTGTGGAAACATTAATGGATTAGGGGGAACAATAGATGCTGGAGGATGTGGTGATGGTTATTCGCCAGTGACGGGTGCCGGACTTGAAACAGTTTGTGGTGGCACCTCATGCGATTTGACGAGGGACCCTGTCCGCTCGGGTGACCATAAAAAATGCTGTGTCCCAAATGAAACATGTGCTGGTAGAAAACTTTATGAGGGAACTGTGGGAGATGTTACTACCGGAGGGGTAATCACAATAAATTTTCCGGATGAGACTAGTAGTCTATCAGATGAAATTATTGGTAAAAAAATAATATTTACTGTTCCTCCTCCGCCGGATGCTGGTGAAGGATGGACACGGTCATCTTGTATGGCTGCCATTAGCACGGCACAGCGGATGAGGACCCCGCTGCGCCTCGGGCATGGCTGTTCGTGTTCAAACTCCAATGATTGTTTAAGTGGCGATTGTAAAGATAGCGGTTCTTCAATCTATGGTGGGAGAAATTTAACAAATTCTGGTGATAGCGGTTGTAAGCCGCGGGTCCTTGCTACCCCCATCAAAACTAATTATACTGGAACAATAAGTAATTATGATCATTTATCCGGAGTCCACAAGATATCAGTGACCTATGGTGATGATGATGATGATGATAGTGGAATTCCATCTGGAAGAACAAATATAACTTTTATAATTCTTGAAGAGCTTTCTTCAAGCTGTCCAACTGGAAAGATATCAAATAACAATCCAGATATCCATTGTATAGGGCCATCTTGCAATTTTACTGGTTTAACTGATCCAGATAGATGTTGTGAAGTCCCACCAGGAAAATATGTAAACGAACTACATTTGGGGAAAAATGATTGTGAAGACAATAAATGGTATGAAGCAACGGGGACGAGAGAAGAGATGATGGCTGGTGGGATAGGAAAATGTGATAATTGTGATAAATGTTTTTGCGATGGATTATATAGATACCACGGAAGTGACAATCAATATCGTTGTGAAAGTGAAGAAAATTCTAACACTAGGAGAGAATATAAAATAATATCGTATGATCAACATCCAAATAACCTCGCAAGTTCTGGTATGCCCGGTTGCATCACAAATCTGACCGGAGACATTCAAAACCAAATATACTACTGTGCGCATGAATGTAAGAAACTAAGTGCCTGTAAAAGTTTTTGGATTTACTCCGGGAAGGGGGACGAGGCCCGTGGAAGATGTTGTCTTAAAAGTTCTAATGGTGATGGGACATTCCAATCAACCCTACCGAACGGTGGGTATTACGTAGAAATGGACGCCACAACAACAACAGCACCACCATAAACAACAACAACAACAACAGCACCAGCACCAGCGTCGCCGCCGAGCTGTAGTAGTTTCAACAACAGCTCAGCATGCAACGCGTATACTAATTGCAGATGGCTGTTCGGCGTGTGCTCAGGTTCAGACGTTTCCATAACAGGGGGGAGCCGGTAATTCATAAAAAAATTATTTTATCTTAAACAATATTATTTACATATACATATGTTCTGGAGGTTGATCTCCATTTTTAACAGGTAGAAGTTCTTTCACAATTTCAGGTGTTACAGTAAGTGGTAACTTAAAATCCTTAATCTTAAATGTCATTGGCAGATCATCTTTCTCTTCTTCTTCTTTTTCTTCTTTCTTTTGAGATAAATAGTAAATATTTATCTTTGAAATAATCGTTTCTAAACATCTCTTTAAATTTCTCACCCCTTCTTCTTTCCCTGTAAATCTTTCAATAATATGAAGGATTGTATCATCTGGGAATACGATTTCCTCCTTTGAGAATATGAATGTATCCAATAGTTCAGGGAGAACATAATTACGACAAATTGAAATCTTATCGGTTGGTTTGAATCCTTTTGTATTGATGACATACATTCGATCCTTCAAAATACGATCAATCTTAGATTCATCATTGAATGAAAAGATAAACAATGCTTTGGATAAATTCAAATGAATTCCAGGAAAATAGTTGTCTTGAAACAATGCATTTTGTGATGGATCCGTTAGATGGGTAAGAAGATGGACGATTTCATCTCCTTTCGCTGATTCACTAATCTTATCCAACTCATCAAAGTAAATAATTGGATTCATACATTTTGATTCAATTAAAATATCGACTATTCTACCCCAGTGTGATCCTTCATAGGTATAAGAATGACCGTCAAAGAAAGCTGAATCAGAAGCTCCACCGAGTGCAATAAATGCAAAGGGGCGATTAATTGCTTTCGCAATCCCTTCCTTTACTAATGTTGTTTTACCATTTCCCATTGGGCCTTGGATCGCTAGAACATTTCCTTGCGATTGAGGGTTTTTAATCCATTTTCCAATGACCTGTAGAATATGCATCTTTGCATCTTGATGTCCATAGATTGCTTTGTCTAATTCTTTCTGGGTTTGAACTAAATATTCTCTTTTTTCTTCGAATGTATTCTCATTGTTAATTGGTAGTTCGTTAATTTTCCCAAATGGAATATTAATTAACCCATTGATCCATTTATCCATCTTACAATACTCACCCGTTGAGACATCCATTTCACTTAACTTTTCAATATTTCCAATTGCAATCGATTTTGTTTTGAGATCCATGTCAGACTCAAGGATTTTAAACTTCAAAGGAACATCCGTATTACGGATATTTTTGATCTCTTTAAGTTCGGTCAAATGTTTTTCCTTATCTTCAGGGACTAATGTTTGAAAATAATTAAAATCATTATCTTCATCTTCAAGTATATCATCTTCCATTTCCATATATTTTTCATCGTATTCATCCATTTCGACTTCTTCTTCACTTGATTCACTTGTGATACTAATTTCATCTTCGCCACTATATTCTTCATCATATTCTTCTTCTTCTTCTTCTTCTTCTTCTTCATCATCTTCATCTATATTTATATCTTCTTCATCGCTAAATTCGATATCTTCTTCTTCATCTATATCTATCTCTTCTTCGCTCAATTCAATATCTTCTTCATCGATGATTGTCATTAGAATATTATCTTTCTTCTTATTTTTTTTCTTAACTTTCTTATCACCCAATGAATTGAAAAAGTTCATTAACATATAAGATGCAAGTATTTCTGGTAACTTGTTTTTACCTTTTTGTTTTATTTTCTTACGTGCCCTTTTTGTTGGACTTGAATGGACTATAGGAGAACGGTTCCCTCCCCTTAACCGTTTTAATTCTTTCTGGAACATATCATTATCAAAAGGTTCATCACATTCATAATCGATAAAACCTTTTAAGTTCCCTTGTTCATCCATTTCATCATTACCATCAGTATTCCCTGGAGGTATTAGATCTAATTCTTTCTTCTTCGAACGTGTAATCATTGAATGTTCGGATTCTGACATTTTATTTAAATGGTTATAATTGTTTAAATAAAAAAAAGTATTCAAATTTATTTTTTTAAAATTTGATAAAGAATATTTAAAAAAAAATTAATAAGTATATATAATATGAATAAAGATTATATTGAACCAGAAACAAATAATGTTATTGGACTTCAGTTTAGTATTATGTCACCGGATGAAATCAAGAAACGTTCTGTAGTTGAAGTAACAAGACATGAAACATATGATAAAGATAATCCTATTATTAAAGGTTTATTTGATATCCGAATGGGGTCAACTGAAATGGATAAAATATGTGGGACTTGTGGTCAAACAAATATAAATTGTCCAGGACATTTTGGACATGTTAATTTAGCCAGACCAGTCTATCATTATCAATTTATTCAAATAATTCAAAAAGTATTAAAATGTACTTGCATCCAGTGTTCTAAATTATTAATTAATAAAGAATCCCCTCAGATTAAAGATCTTATGAAGAAACCTAACAAACATCGGTGGAATGATATTTATAATCTTTCTCAAAAAATTACAAGGTGTGGTCAAGAAACAGAAGATGGTTGTGGAGCAAAACAACCAGATAGAATAAAGGTAGAAGGTATGGATGGTATTTATGCTGTATGGAATAAATTAGATGTTGAAGATTCAAGTATGAAGACACAACATCTACCGATTGAGAATGTTAAAATGATTCTTGAAAGGATAACAGATGAAGATATTAATATTCTTGGATTTTCGGAATTATGGTGTCGTCCAGAATGGATGATATGTTCTGTATTCCCTATCCCCCCTCCATCAGTTCGTCCTTCCGTAAAGCAGGATGATTCACAAAGGATGGATGATGATCTAACACATAAACTTTGTGATATTATTAAATGTAATAATACACTTCAACAAAAAATAGGAAATAAGAGTCGTATGGAAGTTATTAATGATTGGACTAAGGTTCTTCAATATCACATTGCTACATTAGTTGATAATGAACTACCAGGTGTAGCACAATCTGTCCATCGTTCAGGTAGGCCTCTCAAAGCAATCAGACAGAGGTTAAAGGGTAAAGATGGACGTATCCGTAATAATTTAATGGGTAAACGTGTAGACTTTTCAGGTAGGAGTGTAATTACTCCGGATCCAAATATTGAATTGGATGAACTAGGTGTCCCGTTTACAATTGCTAGGAACTTAACTTATCCCGAAATAATTAACGATTATAACCGCGATAAGATGAATGAATTACTTAGTAATGGTGTTAATAATTACCCAGGGATTAAGATGATTATTCAAAATGGTGTTAAAAAAACAATCACAGAAAAAAATATCCTTGATATTGAACTAAATAATGGAGATATCGCTCATAGACATCTATTAGATGGAGATTATGTTCTATTCAACCGACAACCTTCGCTTCATAGAATGAGTATGATGGGTCATCGTGTAAGGGTTATGAAAGGAAATACATTTCGTTTAAATGTTAGTGTTACACCTCCTTATAATGCTGATTTTGATGGAGATGAAATGAATATGCATGCTCCTCAATCAATCGCTACGGTTTCGGAGTTAATGAATATCGCATCAGTAAAATATCAAATCATTTCTCCGCGTGAAAATAAACCGATCATTACAATTGTTCAAGATACTCTACTTGGAGTTAATAAATTAACAAAGGGGGAAATTATTCAATATACACCTTTATCTTCTGATTCTTATTACTTCTCGAACAATACAAATATCTATCCAATTTCAAAATCAAGTTCAGATGAAGTTTCTAAATCAGTTGTTGAAACGACATATTTCAATAAGAATCAAGTTATGAATTTAATAACATCATTGAGTACATTTGATGGTTCATTACCAGATTCATCTATGAAGATTAACCTCCATGGAAAAGATGTTCATTATTGGTCAGGGAAAAAAATCCTTTCTTACATTATTCCAAATAATATTAATCTTGAAATGACAAATGATTCTTATGATACACTGAACGAAGAAGAACATATTAAAGATCTAATGAACAAGGTCATTATTGAAAATGGAGAAGTAACCTCCGGAGGGCTTGATAAAGGAGTATTTACCAAGACATCTAAAGGATTAATCCATACCATCTATAATGATCTCGGTCCAGAAAGATGTAAGGATTTTATTGATGATCTTCAGAAGGTAACATCATACTTCCTATTAATTGAAGGTTTTAGTGTAGGTATTGGTGATATGGTAGCAGATAATAAAACATACAGTAAGATCTCATCTGTGATTAAGGAAAATAAGGTTAAAATTGATAAAATTACACAAGAGTTACATCTCAATATTTTTGAAAACTTTTCAGGACAAACAAATAATGAATATTTTGAAGGAAAAGTAAATTCTCTACTTAATAATACACTCAAACAAACAGGCAATATTGGTCTTGAGAACCTTGATCAAAAGAATAGAGTTACAAATATGGTTAATAGTGGATCAAAAGGTAAGTCTACAAATGTAGCTCAAATTGTTGCATGTTTAGGACAACAAAATGTAGATGGTAAACGGATCCCCTATGGTTATATTGATCGAACATTACCTCATTATAGTAAATATGATGATTCTTCGGAAGCTAGAGGGTTTGTTGAGAATTCATTTATTTCCGGACAAACTCCTCAAGAATACTTCTTCCATGCTATGGGTGGAAGGGAAGGATTAATCGATACAGCTGTTAAAACATCAGAAACAGGTTATATTCAAAGGAAGTTAATGAAATCAATGGAAGATTTAAGGGTAGAATACGACTACTCTGTAAGGAATAGTTCAGGATGTATCGTTCAATACATCTATGGTGAAGATGGTATGGATGCATGCTTTGTAGAATCCCAACCCTTAGTAATTATGAATTTATCGACCGAAGAGATTGCTAAAAAGTTCTTATTCAACAAATCAACCGATTGGACAAAGTTATTAACTGAAGAAGCAATGAAAGATATGGAACAAAATAAAGATTATGAATCATTATTAGAAAAATCTTTCTATGATATTCTAGATCATAAGGAATATATCTTTAATGAAATCTTTAAAGGTGGAACTGTAAATAATTCAATCAATTATCCAATTCATTTAAAAAGAATAACATCCAATATATGTATTCATGGAGAGGAACTATCCTCGATTTCTCCCATTGAGATACTATCAAATAACAAATTGCTGAAAGAAAAGTTAATTGTAAATGATATCTTTCATAATAATAATCTAATTCATATTCTAATTGATATTCACTTACATCCTAAGAACCTTATTCAGAATTATAAAGTTCAGAAAGGAGAGTACAATCAAATTATTCAACGAATTGAATATCTATTTGAAACATCGCGAATTAGTCCGGGAGAAATGGTGGGTGCTGTCGCAGCACAAAGTATTGGGGAACCAGCAACACAAATGACCCTAAATACATTCCATTATGCGGGTGTAAGTGCTAAATCAAATGTAACACGTGGTATTCCAAGATTAAGAGAATTATTGGGTGTTACTAAAAATCTCAAATCACCATCAACAACCATATTCTTAAAGGATAGTATAAGGGATAATCAAAATAAATCACAGTATGCTAAAAATAAGATTGAATATACTGTTGTAAAGGATATAGTTACAAAAACACAAATCTATTATGATCCTAAAAATATTGGATATGAAACAGATATTGAAGAAGATAAAGGTATTCTTGAGATTTATAAAGATTTCCTTCATATGGATAAGGGTGAAGACTATGAATATGAAGAAACTGCTCCATGGATTATCCGTTTTACATTCAATAAAGAATTAATGATGGAAAATGGTATTGTAATGGAGGATGTTTATCTATCAATTAATAATTATGATAGTGAAAAATTACAGTTTATCTATTCAGATGATAATTCAAAGGAGTTAATTGGACGTCTTTCAATTAAGGCAGAGCTGAAAGGTAAAGGGAATAATTTATTAAACGGACTCTCAGATCAAACGGATGTCCTTTCCATCTTTAAAAATATTCAAGAAGATATTCTTAATAATGTTGTGATTAAAGGTATCAAGAATATTACAAATATTGTGATGGGGGAAAAAAATACATATCTAAAAGAAGAGGATGAAATTACTTCTAAAAAAATATGGGTTCTTGAAACAGATGGTGTAAACATTTTAGATGTATTTAATTCTGATTTCGTAGATTTTGCAAATACATACTCAAATGATATCCTAGAAATTTATGAAGTCCTAGGTATTGAAGCTGCAAGAAATCTATTAATTGAAGAGATTACAAGTGTTATGAGTGATGCTTCATATATTAATAATCGTCACATAGAATTACTATGTGATATTATGACAAATAAAGGATATTTAACAGCTATTAATCGTCAAGGTATTAACCGAGGCGATACAGGTCCACTAGCCAAATGTTCTTTCGAAGATACAACAGATCAATTAATTAAGGCGGGTATTTTTGGAGATAAAGATAAACTGAACGGTGTTTCAAGTAATATCATGATGGGACAAACAATTAAAGCTGGAACAGGGATGTGTGATATCCTCCTTGATGAACAAAAATTAATGGAAGAAATTAGTAATATTGACCTGACGCAAGATGATTTTATTAATGTTACAGATAAGAATATAGAAACATTACTTGACGATGATTCTTATGAAGAAGAAGACTACTATTGTAATGATGAAAACTTTGAAATGTCAGGCTTTTAACAATGATTGACCATACTTAATTGATTCTTATAAATGTTATTTTCATTTTTTATTTTATTACATGTTTCATTTTTTTCTTTTTCAGTTGATTCATATGAAATAGATCCACCACCTTTCATTTTATCAATCACTCGTTGATATGTTTCTCTTTCTTTCGGTGTGAGTCTTATGTCAAATGTTGGACTTTCAGCATTATCTTCAAATAAATTGAGCAATTTATCAAAGAATCCTTTCCCTTGTTTTTTGTATTCTTCTTTAGGATCTACAACATGTTCTTCTTCTAAATCTTTAATCTTATTCTTTTGAATGATAATATTATTCTTATTAATTAGAGTTTTCATATTATTCTTTTTTGTCTCTTCTTTAATTCTCTTCTCCTTTATCTTATCATATTTTAATTTTTCTTGTTCTTCAAGGATCTTATCATTCTTTTGAATTATCTTCTTATCGGATTGCATAATCTTATCCAAAATAGATTTTAATTTTTTCTTCTTATCATTATCTTTTCGGAGGATCTCTAATGATATATACTTTGATAAATTATGTTGTCTTGTTTCACAATAAATTAAGATTAATACCTTATCTAATTTTGATAATTCAGGAATATCCCTTTCAATGAATCTCTTATATCCATCATATAAATATAGGATAGATTGTGGGGACCTTTCATCACATTGTTTCATTGTCCCGAATGAATCTGTAAATAGTTTATCAAAGAAGGAAGGAGGGTCAATCTCAGAACAAGAGATTAATCGATTCTTTATCATCTTCTTAAATTTAGATAATTCACCCTTATCTTCGAATAATTTTAAAAGGTTATTTACAATATCTTCTTCATTAATAATGAGACCCATATCACTGATTTGTTGTTGAATTGTTTCTTCATATGTATTATCATATTTCTCGATACCACAACATACATTAAACCAATTTACATTATAAATCGCAAATGAATTTTTTGATAGATTAGATATTTTTCTGTTTTCAAGATAACTCTCGAAACCTTTTACTTTCATTTCAATCATTTTTTCCATATTCATTCTCTCTTCCATTGCCTTCTCTTTGACTTTCTTTTCTTCTTCATTCATTTTTTCTTCAAAAAGTTTCTCTTGTATCATTTCACTTTTCACCTCTTCCTCAACCTTCTCATTGATGTCTTCTTTCTGCTTACTTAATTCATCCTTATATTGTTTAATATCATTTAATAACTCTTTTTCTTCTGATAATTCTTTATGAATAGGTGTTCTTTCAATATTTAATTTATCTTCGTCAGTTCTATTTCTTTGTTCTTCGATTTCTTTTTCAAATTTCTGTTCTTCATTTAATCTATTTTCTTTTTGTTGTTGTTCTTCTTTTTCTATAAGTTCCCTCTCTAACCTTCTTCGTTCCATAATTCTTTCTCTTTCAATTTCACGAACATGTTCTAATTCTTTTTGCATTTTTTCTTCATCATTATTGTTATCATTCTGATTCTCGTTTGCTCCTTGATCATCGTTTTCATCACCCTCTTTATTCATATCATAAATTAACATATCTTCAAGATTGTAATTAGTATCTCCCCCAAATTGTATAATCTCTTTTAATCTTTCTTCAATATTACATTCTAACAAGTGTAAAAATAAGACTTTCACATTATAATCTTTTTGTTCCTTTAAAATGAGATTATCACATTTAATATTTTTATAATTGAATATTATCTCACCTTCATCTTCTAACTTATAGGATTTATAATTAAAGATACTTTGAATTGTAGGTGATTTTTTATAATGGGGATTTTTATTAATCATATTAGCTAAATCTTGATAATCAATCATTTGTAGGTAATGTCCTGTCTTATCCTTTTCATCATTACCTTTGTTAAAGATATTTGTAGATGGTAGAAACTCAATTGAAGGGAATGACAATAGGATATGGACATCTGATAATATTTTCCCAATACTCTCAGGTTTCAACTGCTTCGATGATTTTTTCCTATTTTTTGATGCGGTTTTCTTTTTATTTACCTTTCTACCCCCTCTAGGTTTACTCTTTTTATGCGTGAGTTTTTTTCTATTCGGCATAATATATTATAATATAATATTATAATATTCGTTAAAAAAAAGTTTATAAAAGATATTACTTAGTTTTTTCACCTGAACCAAGGAATGGGATTAATGTTGCAGCTCGTGCTATTCCAGCCGCGATTAATGGTGGAGCTCCTCCTCTACTCTTTGTTCTACTTCTACTCTTTGTTCTACTTCTACTCTTTGTTCTACTTCTACTCTTTGTTCTACTTCTACTCTTTGTTCTACTTCTACTCTTTGTTTTAGTCTTCTTTCTCCTTACGGTTTTCTTCTTTCCACGTCCTTTTCTACCCTTCTTCTTGTTTGAACGCGATCTTTTTTTCTTCTTTCCACCGAATAATTCGGGATAACCTGGTAATACTGGTAATTGACCTGCGATTTGATTTGCTATATCATGATCAAAATGAAAGGCTGTAGTTAAAGGATTCATTATAATTATTACTATATTTTATTTATGGATCTCAAAATTAAATTCGGAAACATTTTTTTCATTGAAAAAAGTAACCTCAAGTTTCTTTTTAGAGGCGCGAATGAATCCATATCCTAAATTATTTGAAAGGAATTCTAAACTACTTTCTTCATCGAGACAATCCAAGTAATTCATATCATCATATACCTTTCCACCTGTCCCACACACGATTAAGGGGAGTTGTTTATTATTAATATTCATCCTAATAAGTTGTTTATTATGGTCATGTCCACACATATATAAATCAAAGGGGGAATTTTTATATAGATTTTGAAAAAAATCCTCTAATTCTTCTTCGGCATTACCATGTCCGGCAACACTCCTCCAAGGATGATGTCCATAAACAATCTTCCAATCTGCTTTTGATTTGTTTATCTTTTCACTCATTTCTTTTTGTTGTTTCTTCATTCCTTTCTTCATTAAATTAAAAGTATTTGTATCTAGAACAAAGAAATCAACGGTTACATTCTTATCCTTCTTACGGAATGAATAATAATTATTAGGCATAACCCATTTTTTCCCTTGTTTCACGGATCTTCTTCCATATTTTATTTGATTAATAGAATTCCCTTTACCACAAGAATATCTTCCATAATCATGGTTACCAATACACATATAAAATTTTGTCTTATCAGATATATTTGAATAAGGCTCTTCAAACTTTGTTTTAAATTGTTTATCATTAATACTCGTACATCCATCCTCATAAATATTATCTCCTAATCCACATACGAATGTGTTTTTTTTATTCATGTGAGACTTTAGAGCATTTGATACTAGTAACTGGGATTCTTCACCACTACCCATATCTCCAAGAATATAGAACTCAACCATATTATATTATTAACTAGAATAAAATAATTGTTATAGTAAATGTTGAATATAGTTTATAATGTTTTGTTTATTATTCTTGGGGCTTATTTAATCTTTTGTGGTTTTATTGGTCAAGGTTTAGTTGTTAATAACCCTACAGATGAAGAGGAAACAACATCGAGTATCCCTCATAAAGAATTGTTCATTTCGTTAATAGTCATTGGAATTATTATGATTTTAGTATCAGGGTTTAATATATATCGTTCACTCAAAGATGTTTAATTATTATACATGAATCATTCATTTATCTATTTGATTCATATTCTCTATGGTGGATATGTTGATAATATTCTATCGAAATGAGATGATACAAACTATGATACTGTATTTATGTCCTTAATCATTGTTGGTTTAATTGTGTTCCTTTATCATGGATATAAATTAAAATATCAAGGAATGATTGAATAAAAATATTTTTATAAATGTTATTATAAATGTTCTCTAATTATGATTACGATATTATAATTGTAGGTGGGGGTATTTCTGGTATTTTTTTAGCATATAAATTACTTGATACAAATTTAAAAGTTATTGTTTTAGAAGGTAACAAACGTATTGGTGGAAGAATAGAGACAATACAAAAAGATAATACTGTTTTTGAAGCTGGTGCTGCAAGGTTTCATAGTTCACATGGTAAGCTAATTTCATTAATACATGACCTTGATCTAGAAGATAATATCATAAAACTTCCTCAAAGTAAACACCATATACTTAGAAATAGTAAAAACAATTATCCATATCAAACAAAGAATAAAGAATCATCCTTTCACGAGTTATTAATTCAATCTGTTAAATCAATGGATCGTTTTAGTAAAGAAGAATTAAATGAAATAACTTTCTTTCAATACCTTACACTCGTTTATGATCATGAAACAGCATTATATATTAAAGATTCATTTGGATATGATTCCGAAATTATAGATATAAGTGCATTCAATGCCTTACAAATGTTTCAAGATGATTTTTTTGGAGAAGATAACTATTATGTATTGAAAAATGGATTATCACAAGTAATCGAAAAAATGAAAGAAGAAATCGAGAAAACAAATACAATTATTAAAACAAACTGTTCGGTAAAAGAAATATATAAGGATTATATCGTAACTCATAAAGATGAAAAGTTTTATTATGAACATTTAGTGTGTGCTATTCCACAAATTTCACTTCATAAGATAGATTATTTTAAAGATGTCCCATTAATTCAATCAGTCAAGCCTATCCCATTACTTCGTATTTATGCGAAATATCCTACAAAAAATCTATGGTTCAAGGATATTAAAAAGACTACAACTGATAATTATATTCGTCAAATAATACCTATCGATTATAAAAAAGGATTAATTATGATTTCTTATACTGATGGTAAAAATGCTGAACTATTCAATTCATACAATAATTTAAGTGAAGAACTTTTAATTCAAGCAATACATAAAGAAATTAACGGATTATTTGGAATAAAACCACCGAACCCCGAGTTTGTTTCTGTGCACTATTGGAAAGATGGACTTCATTTGTGGGGACTAGGTGAAGATGGACAAAAAGTATCAAAGAAAGTATTAAAACCGGATGAAGGAAATGAAATATATATTTGTGGAGAAGCTTTCTCTTTGAAACAGGGTTGGATTGAAGGAGCGCTAGACACATGTTACTCAATTCTTTCGATACTACCTTCATTGAAAAGCTATAAGCTTGTTAAATATGAATATATATGTGGTACAGAGGGAAAAGTAAATAAGGTAGAAGAGGATAAGGTAGAAGAGGATAAGGTAGAAGAGGATAAGGTAGAAGAGGATAAGGTGGTAGAGGAGGTAAAGGGTGAAGAAGGGAAAAAAATACAATTATATACCATTGATGAAGTCCTAGAACAAGATGAATGGATTATCATTGAAGTGGATGGTAAGAAGAATATTTATGATATTTCAAAATGGATTCAACATCATCCTGATTGGGATGAAATCTTTCAAGTTATTGAAGCTAATAATCATTATAAAAATAAAAAACTATATCCAGATTCACCTACAGAACTATTTGATGAAATCCATTATAATCATGAAGAAGGGTCATTTGAAAAAAATTTTAAGAATAAAAATGAATATGTAGAATTAGTGGGGAGATTAAAATGATAAATAATAATATTATCATTTATTATAATGGAAGAACAATGGTTATTGATTAATTATCAAGAATTACTAAAATCATTATTAAATGGAGACCGTGGTATCCAAGAACCTATCTCAATTATGAATATGAGGAGAGATAAGTCGAGTAAAGTATCGTTTTTAAATTTATTATTATCCTATCAAAACATAAATAAAGACAATATTCTAGAAATCTTATCAGATATTCATAGTAGATTTACAACTAGAATCGAAGGATTAAAAGGGAATAGAACAGTTCAATTAATGATGGATCGTATTAATAATGAATGGTATGATCCAGATTTCATTTTTTCAGTTAAAAATCCAATTCCAAATGATTTTTTTACGGTAAATTCGGATAATAAAAAATACTATGATAGTTCATGTAAAGTGTGTGATGAAATTAAACAATTATCAAAGATAGAAAACAATATACCACTTGGGTTAAAAGAAGGGGAAAAACATCCCCTAGAAAATCATATTGATAGGAGTATTCATATCTGTGATCAATCAATCCAATACATAGAGAATAACTGTAAAAATATTCAATCGATTATTCACTATCTAAAGAGTGTTAGTATGGAGCAATTTGTTGATCTATCGATAAAACACAAATCTCTTTATCTTACATTAAGTGAAGTCAATGAAGATGATGAAATCCCAGAGAATATTCATCGTATATTTTCAAATTACATACATATTCACAATCTACTACTGAAACAAATGACACAGTATTATCATTACCTTAACAATTTACTCAATGCAATTAAAGATGAATGTAAGGGTATCAAAGGTATGAAACAAAATATCAATACAATTGCATATATGTATGATAATGATAATAGTAATGAGGATGATCCTGTCAGTGATATGATAGATTATGAAGAAGATCATTCACTTATTGATGAAAGGGTAAATAGAGAGCAAGAAGTTAAAGGGGGTGATATTCTTTCAAAGATATCTTCTTTTTTTTAGACCATTGAGATAAGGGCAGAATAAATATTAGGATAAACATAATCTATATATTCTTCAGTAATTCCGTTTGGTTGAATTAATACAGTATTCCAACCTATTTCTTTTGCAACTTCTAAATTTTTTTTAAGGTCATCAAAAAAATAAATGTCATTTGAATCTGATCCACTATCAATACCAATTGAGGTATTTACAAAGTCAAATGATTTTAAACTAGGTTTCATATGATTATTCTTAAGTTCGGTTTTTAAATTATCGCGGGCATAAATATATGAAATATCTTCAATAATTCCTAAATGTTTGGCAACAGATCTACCATGTTCGTATGTACCATTTGTATAAAGGTAGACTTTTTCATAATTTTTACTACTCAGTAAATCTTTAAAATTACTACGAACCACACCAGTATAATAACTTTCACTATTGATAGCATGTTTAATTAGTGTATCATCAACATCAAAAACAGCAATTTTCATTAATACTATAGAAAATATAATTATTTTATTCATCAAGTAAATTAAATAATATTTAAAAAAATATTGCGTAGATTTATTGTAAATGGGTGAATTTCAAAAGGAAGAGATATTACTTTCAGAAGAGGAAAAAAGATATGTAATTTTCCCAATTAAGTATCCTGACATATGGGATATGTATAAAAAAGCAGAAGCTAACTTTTGGACAGCAGAAGAAATTGATTTGTCCAAGGATATGAATGATTTTGAATATAAAATGAATGAGAGTGAAAGGTATTTTGTTGAGAACGTCCTTGCTTTTTTTGCGGCAAGTGATGGTATTGTAAATGAAAATTTAGTTGATCGTTTTTGTAATGAAGTTCAACTTCTTGAAGCCAAGTTTTTCTATGGATTTCAAATTGCTGTAGAAAACATTCACAGTGAAACATATTCTCTATTAATTGATACATATGTTAAAGATGTAAAGAAAAAAGATAAATTGTTTAATGCAATTGAAACAATACCAAGTGTACAGAAAAAGGCGGAATGGGCGTTAAAGTGGATCAATGACAAGTCTTCAAATTTTGGAACACGTGTAATTGCATTCGCAGCTGTAGAGGGGATCTTTTTTTCAGGGTCATTTTGTTCGATTTTCTGGTTAAAGAAACGTGGATTAATGCCTGGATTATGTCAAAGTAATGAATTCATTAGTCGCGATGAAGGATTACATACTGAATTTGCTATATTAATGTATTCGATGTTAGCAAATAAACCTTCAAAAGAAACGATCCTACAAATTATTAAAGAAGCGGTTGAATTAGAAAAAGAATTTATTACTGAATCTCTCCCGTGTGACTTAATTGGAATGAATAAAGATCTTATGAAGAAATATATTGAATACGTTTCAGATCGTTTGTTATTAATGTTTGGTTTGGAAAAACATTATCATTCTGAAAATCCATTTGAATGGATGGAATTAATTTCTGTTCAAGGAAAAACAAACTTCTTTGAAAAGAGAGTTGGAGAATATGCTAATATTGCTAAATCAGATAATAAAGATAATATATTCTCTATAGAAGAAGATTTTTAACACTTCCTATTTATAAACCTATCAATATTTGATTTTGATTTTGTCGGTTTTTTGGTTTTCTTAACTTCATTAATCTTAAGGTAATGATTTCCATTTTTATAGACTAGGTTCTTGACCTTAATAATTTTACATTCTTCAATACTATACTCAACATCTGTATTTTTGTTTAATTTATTACTTACACAAGCATCAGCTATTATCTTTCTTAATTTTTCTTTTTCATCATCTGGTAATCCTTTTTCTTCTGATTCTGTTTCAGAAAATAAACGAATACGATTTAATTTCATTCCAGTATCTAGGTTATTCCATGGTTTTTTAAATAGATTCGTTTTTTCTTTATTTAATAAACGATCGATATCTTCATAATTATCGTCTTTTAAATGCGACCTATTAGTCTTTGAACTACGGTTTTCAATATCTCGAAGTTGCATTGGTTTTTTGTGTTTTTTTACAACAACTTCTTCTTTGCATTCTTTTTGTCCTTCTTTTAATACAGATTTTAAATCTTTTCTTTCCATATTGTTATTATTATACTATATTGAAGATTCCTTAAATAAACTTACCTTAATTTTTAAATATTACAATATTATATATTAATGGAAATAAATGAGGATTCAATGGTCGTTCTAAATAGTGTTAAAGGTATTGAAAATGTTCGTCCTCCTACCCTTAACTTTAAGAAAGTGAAAGATACGAATGAATATATAGAATATAAAATTATAACAAAGAAAAATTCAAAGGAAAAAGAATCTCCCAAGAAAGGGTGTCCTGAAAATCCATTTACAAATTTCTTAGATTCTTTTATCTTCTGTAAACCTACAATGAATATTCAGGTTCCAAAAAAAGAATATATGGTGAAAGATGGAAAAAAACGTTTCGCATATGCTGTAGGTATGTTTCCTAATCCTAAAAATGGTAAAGCTGCTTACCTAGATGGATGTATTCTGGCTGCATTAGGGTTAAAAAGACAAACAACAAATGCTGATGTTATATGTTTCATTACTCCCGATATAACGAAAAAGGATAAAGAAAAATTAGAAGTTGTCTTTGATAAAGTAATGTATGTTCCTTATATCTCTCCTTATGAAATGGAAGGGGAAGGGGATCTAAAAACAATTATGTTAGATAAAAAACTATTTGACAATTGTCCGAACTATACAAAACAACATCCTTACGTTCATGTATTCTTTAAACTTCATATTTTTAATCCAGAATTATTTCCATATGAAAAAGTATGTTTTGTTGATTCTGATTTAGTTCCTCTTAATTTTTATGATTCACTATTCATGTTAGATTGTCCGGCTGGTTTTGTAGAATACAGGAAAAAAGCTCCCTATCTAGAATCCTACCAATGGGACAGATGTGATTATCTAGAACATGGTAAAAGGATACCAAAAGAAATTACAGATATTGATAAACCAACTGGAGCGGATGTAAATGCTGGACTTCTACTTGTTGAACCAAATCAAAAAGAATATGATGCCATGATTAAAGAATTATCTTCACCTCTTGAAACATGGATGGGTCCAAAGAAAGAACATAAAGGATTTTATTCCTTTGATTTTGATAGTCCAACAGGAATGGAATTTGTAGCAAACTCCTATTGTTATCCTGAACAAAACTACCTTACCAAAAGATATTCAGGTAAATGGAAATTTATTGAATTTGCATTCCAAAGTTGGAGCAGAGACCCTTGTAATTCCTTTGGTATTCATATGGCAGCGTTTAATCCTAAACCATGGTTTAAACAACCCGTTGGAACAGTGATTAAAACCGATGAAGATTTTCAACCATACTTGAAAGAATGGAATAAAAAAGAAGTCCGTTTTCCATTAGCAATTAAAGATAATACTGATGAAAGTTATGAAAATATTTCCTATTCTTATGAAATCTTTAATGAAGTTATTATTTGGGGGATGGTGAATTATCCTAAATTAAAAGATTTCTTTGTTCATGATACAGAAATCCATGGAACAAAGGTATCCTTTGATCGAGATGTATTCAAAAAACTATCTCCTAAAGAAGGTATTCAATTTAAATTATTAAAAGATATTCAAAAAAAGGATTCTCTTTATCGTCGTTTAAGTAAATCACAAAAACAAATAACTAACTTAATTAATGACTATGATAAATCACAAAAAAAGATTAAGGATAAATATTTACAAATATGTCGAGGAAAAATAAAGAATAAATATGGAGAATATGATTATGATTATAAGATAATTACTTATCCTGACCATGTTGACCTTTCAGAACACAAAAAAAATAAGTTATTGAATGAAAATAAATATCCGTTAGGAAAAAATAAAGGAAGATTAATTAAGGATTTAGATAAAGATTTCATTCAATGGTTGATTCATTCGAAATTATATAAAACGGAAAAGAAATTAAGGGAAAAGATACTTGAATTCCATAAAGATCTTATCATAGAATTAGAAAAGAAAGTTAAAAAAGGTGGGAAACGGAATAAAAAGAAAAGAAGAACAATGAAAAAAAAGAAGAAAACAATTCAAAGAAAAAGGACACAGAAGAATAAACATACTCTTCATTATTTTTCAGCTGACTGGTGTGGTTATTGTCGGGAATTCAATAAGACATGGGATCAATTGAAAGATGGGAAGAAAATGGTTGATCTTAAAAAAACTGTGATTAATGATAACAATGAACATTTATTATCCCATTACAATATTGTATCTTTTCCAACCTTATTATTGATTAAAGAAAATGGTGAAAGGATCTATTATTCATCGGATTCAAGGACAAAAGAAGAAATACAAAAGTTTATCCAAGATAATCTTTAATAATAATTATAATATAATAATAATGTGCTGGAATAAAGAAGTATCAATAGTTACATTTGTAATTATTTGTATAGTGTCTTATAATTTTTAGATCCGTAATAATAAGAATGATAGATTATTATCCCTTTAATACGGTGAAAATGAAGAACATGAATCACACTTCATACCTAGATTATTAATATTATTTTCTCCACCAAACTGTAATGGTTTAATATAGTGTAATTTATGATTATGAATATCTTTTTGTAAAATAGGATTCTGACAATGTAGGCATCTCCACCCTTGTCTCATTGCAAGATTATATTTTAATCCATCCATTTGATTGTTTTTAAAAACAATGGAGTTTTTATCATACAACGGTCTTTCATCAATATTCTTAACACTTTTTACAACATTATAAACAAATCCCCTTTGAAATGACATTAAGTAATAAAGAATAATATATCCAATGACAAAAGAAACAAAATATAAATGATTTTGATTTGTAAAATGCTCGGGCCATCGCTTAAAAATATGATAATAAATAGTTATTATAACAGCTAATATTATTATATACTTCATTATAATAATTATTAATATTTTAATGTATCTTGTTTATATTATTCGTTCTGATAATCTTTCTTATATTGGGATGACAAATGATTTTTTAAAACGTTGGAAACAACATAACAAAATTTTAAAAGGTGGAGCAAAATATACCACAAAGCACAAGAGTTCATGGACTCCACTTTGTATTGTGGACGGTTTTCAAACAAAATCAGAAGCTATGCAATGTGAATGGAAATTAAAAAGGAAAAAAGGATATTACAATCGATTAAAAGGACTCTCCTATATTTTAAAAAACAATAAACAATGGACTAGTAAAAGTCCTCTGATTGAATCACAAGGCCTTACTGTATACGTTGTCGATGAATATAAATCATTATTTACGACACCCACGAAAGAATTAGTATGGTTCTGAATAAAATTAAATATTCTTATAGTAATTATGACAAAATATATTTTTGTAACTGGTGGTGTAATCTCAGGATTAGGGAAAGGTGTTACATCAGCAAGTATAGGTGCAATCTTACAAATGATGGGGGAAACAAATATTACAATTAAAAAACTAGATCCGTATTTAAATGTTGATGCAGGAACAATGAATCCAATAGAACATGGTGAGGTTTTTGTTACTGATGATGGAACAGAAACTGATCTTGATTTAGGTTATTATGAAAGGTTTCTTGAAATTCAAACAACGAAACATAATAGTTCTTCATCTGGTAAATTATTTCAAAAACTAATTCATAAAGAAAGGAATGGCGATTACTTAGGAAAAACTGTACAAATGGTCCCTCATTTTACAGATATGATTAAAGAATTTATTTGTTATAATCCCGGTGATTATGATTATATTATCTGTGAAATAGGTGGTAGTGTTGGTGATATAGAAGCAATGGCTTTTTATGAAGCGATTCGTCAACTAAAGAATGATCTAGGGGGAGATAATATATTATTTATTCACTTAACATACTTACTTTATTTACCAGCTACAAAAGAATTAAAGACGAAACCAACACAAAATACAATTCGAGACCTCCAACAAGTGGGGATAATCCCTGATATTTTAATTTGTCGTTCTGAAGTCCCTATCCCTAAGAAAATTAAAGAAAAATTATCTCTTCATACAAATTTACCAATCGAAAATATTATAAGTGCAATTAACTCGTATTCTATTTATCAAGTTCCATTATATTTTATTAATGAAGGTGTAAACCTTATCCTATCCAAACGACTTAATATAAAAAAAAAAATAAATACCTTAAAATGGAAAAAGTTAAATAATCAAATAAACTCTCTTAATGATGAGAAGAAACTAAGGATTGGTATTATCGGGAAATATACAGAATTAAATGATTCCTATAAATCATTATTGGAATCAATATTTCATGCTAGTACATATCATAATTATCGAGTAAATATCGAATGGATCAATTCAAGGGAAAATGAATGTTTCTTTTCAGATACTGTCGATGGTGTGATTATTCCTGGAGGCTTTGGATTAACTGGTATTGAAACAATCATATCACTTATTAAATTAGTAAGGGAGAAGAAAATACCTACTTTGGGTATCTGTTTAGGTATGCAATTGATGATTATTGAATATTGTCGTAATATACTTAATATCAAAGATGCTTGTTCGGAAGAATTTGATACTCAAAAATCTATGGTGATCTCTAAAATGGATGATGAAGAAGTAATGGGTGGAACCATGCGATTAGGTAAATATAAAATTAACTTAATTGAATCAAAAATTAAACAAATATATAAAAATAATACGATACATGAAAGACACAGACATCGTTATGGAGTGAATCAAGAATATTCAAATCTATTACATAAAAGTGGTTTTCATGTTGTTGGAACTTCGGATGGTTTAACGGAAATCGTAGAAATGGATCATAAAATACACCCTTGGTATATAGGTTGCCAATATCATCCTGAATATCAATCATCCCCTTTTGAACCACATCCATTATTCTTATCCTTTATCCAACATTGTATCAGTAAAATAAAATAATATCATATTATATATGTTATCTTTAAAAGTCCCACCACCACCGCCATGGCCACATATATTTCAGGCTACAAAAGGACAAAAAAATACAACGCTAAATGTAAATAATGAAAATAATGAAAATAATGAAGGTGAGCCTATAATAGATCAATTAACCGATACAAGTGTAAGTCCTCCTCAGGTCCTTCAACCCACAGATGGTGAAGAGGGAGAGGAAGATACTCCTCCTCAAGTAGGAAAAACAACAGAACAAAAATTAAGCGATACCTTAAATTCAATAAGGATACCCATGATTGATCGTGATTGGAATAAATGTATTTCAGAAATAGAAAAAGTAATTAAATTACAACCATCGCATGAAGAATATAGTAATCCCCAAACCCTCCGTAATATAGAACAATATAAAGATCGTTTGGGTAAAAACTTATATGATTGTAAAATAAACAAACAAAGAAAAGAAGAAGAAGATAAATTACTTGAAAAAAGAAAAAGACAAAAAGCACAAGAAGACCTTGAAAGGGGACTTGAATTAAAATATAATTTAAGACCACAACAATCACAACCACAACAATCACAACCACAACAATCACAACAATTCTATCAGGATCAACCACCTTCATTTCAAGAATTACCACCTTCTTCACAACAACTTGATCTACAAGGAGAAACTCCATCATTTCAAAGCGAAGGATTAAACAAAGAAGGAGAAGAAGAGAAAGAAGGAGAAGAAGGAGAAGAAGAGGAAGGGAAAAAAGGAATTATTGGTAAAATGAAATCATTCTTTACGGGTGATGATGAAGAAGAAGGGGAAGGATATGAAATAAGTGAAGAGAAAGAAGATATGATTGATGCTATTAATTCATATTTAAAATCGTCACAAGACCCTTCATTACCTGAAACAGTTCATTTGGATGATATTAAAGGTATTGATAATCTAATTGATAACTACAAAGAGTTAGTTGAAAATCATGATTTATTGGATGAAAGATTTCAAAAATATAAAGAATCGCAAAGGGTGAAGAATTTTAAGAATACATCATTACTCAATGATAAAAAAGAAACGATAGAGAACCTTACAAATATAGTTATAAAATTAGAAAAAGCATTGAATGATTATAAAAAAAATTCTGAAAAGAAATATGTTTCACAGAATAAATTACATGATAAAGAAATACAAAGGGTAAAAAAGGAATCTCAAAATGAAAATAGAGAAGTTCACAAATATATGCAAAGATTATTGAATGAAAGGATTGATAATGCTAACCTTGTTATTAAAGATATTATCGATGAAACAAAATCAAATGACGATGTTAAAGTAGAAAGTAAAAGTAAGGGTAAGAGTAAGGGTATATCAAAAAAGAAGAAAAGCATTAAAAAGAAAAAAGGGAAAGAAAAGAGTAAAAGTAAATCAAAGAGTAAAAGCAACAGTAAATCAAAAAGTAAGGGTAAGAAAGATCGTTCACTTAAGAAGAAAAAGGGAGCATAAAGCATTTAACACATGATTAGTTTTTTTATTTAATTTTTTGTATATCTTATCATTAAATTATGAAAAGGTATTCCAATAATGATAATATAGATATAGACCCTACGCGACTACTATTCCATAACAATAATAACAATAATAATAACTTATTACAAGGTTTTAATAAACCTATTAATAAATTACAGGATGATATTATTATTAATAATATAAAGCTATCTAAACCTCAACCAAAGAAAAAAGAAAATACATATAATGATGAAGATATATCATTTCAATTCCTTCCGAATGGTAGAGGGAATAAACAATTAACTACTTTGACAGATAAGAATAGTATAACTAATTATAATAATGATAAGTTTCGTTTGAATAATATGGCACAAGAATTAATGGAAAAAGATGAAGATATCCAAAAATATAAGAATGAAGTTTATCAATTACAAGAACAAATGAATGAAATTAAGAAAGCACAAAGCCAATTAATATCACATGATATGGAAAATGAATTATTAAAAAGTAAATTACAAGAACAACATAAACTCTTAAAAGAATTAAATGAAGTAAAACATAACCTTAGAAAAGCAGAAATTAATAATGAAAGTAGTCAAAAAACAATTGATTTATTAAAAAAAATAGTTCACAAACAACACGTGAACATGTATACAACTAATAAAAAAGATGTATATAGTGACTCAGATGAAGATTATACAGATGAGTCCGAAGAAAGTAGTGATGAATCAGAAGAAGAGGTAGAAGATAAAAAGAAGAAGAAATATTATAATCATAATTTAAAAAAATCACTCCTTAAAAAGAATCTTTCGAATAAAATGATTGATAAAACAATGATAACAATGAAAGTTACTCCAAAAACAAAAATAACAAAACAATTTTTAACAAAATTTTTACTTGCTATGAAAAAATAATATTTTCTTCTAACCTATTATATAATGAAGGATTGGGTATCTCCTATACCTAAGAAAGTTCACTTAATATGGATTGGTGGTAATCCACCAGATTATTTGAATTTATTCTTAAAAACATTTCATGAATATCTCCCAGATTTTGAGATTAAAGTATGGGGGAATAAAGATTTAACAAAGAAGAATTTTCCAAAAACAATTGAATACATAAGAAAATCAAAAAAACTTCATGGAACTCAAATGATTGATGAATATGGTGAAAAAATGGTTAACTTTAAATTAGAACCATTACTTTATTCAAAATGGGCTCAAATTACAGACCTTATGCGTTTAGAAATAGTTCATAATAATGGTGGTTATTACTTCGATACAACCTTTGAAATATTAAAACCATTATATAATCTTCTAAATAAGAAAAAATATACATTCATAGGTTGTAATGAAATACCGAGATTTAAAAATGTAGATATCCTATCAAACTCTTTTTTTGGAGCTACAAAAAATAACCCTATCTTAAAGAGATTACTATCAAAAAGGAAATTAAATAAAATAGATTTTTATGATATGGCGGTAGACTTTCAAACAGGTCCTGGTTATTTAAGGAGTGAAATTAAATCAAATGATAATTATTATATATTCCCTTCTTCCTATTTCTACCCATTTGTTGAAGAATATTCTCCAGGTCAAGATCCACCCTATAGAAAATCATCGCGCAATAAATGTCATGGGAAAAAGAAAACAAAACGAATAAAAAAACGCCTACAAAATAAAAAAGGATTTATAGAATTCCCCTGTAAAAGATATCCTAAATCATATGCTTTAAAACATTGGCAATTAGGTAAATCATGGCTTATCACAGAATATTTTGTAATTGATAATGAAACTAATGAAGTTCGTAATTATAATATGAATAATCCTTCTGTATAATTAAACGGTTGTTGTTCCAACCAATTGTGTAACTTTAAATAAATTAGTTGCATTACAATCTACTAATAGTTGTACGTTTCTATTATTCTTAGTTAACCCTATTTGATTATCTTCATAAATAAGGTCATATTCCCCTTGCCCAGTTTCTAATGAACTTTGAATCTTATTCAAAGAATCTTTATTACTTACAGAAATTAAAAATCCATAATCAATTACTTCATCTAATCCTTGAATTACTTTGTTAGGATAATGGATACATGATGTATAATTAGTATCTCCACCTGTTTCAGGGCATGTCTGATGATTTGATATAATATCCTCATTACTCACCGTATTAGTGAATCCTTCAATTAATTTTGTTTCTTTATAAATAGCTCTTTCTTTATCTTCGGTAGTCTCTTTATTAATATATCTTACTCTATCTCCTCCAGAATAATTATAAAATTCATCTCCATAACTTGGACGAACCACGTCTTTTAGTTTTACCGGATTTCTTCTTTCAACCTTATGTTGAGAAATAATATAGAACATAAAAAAAAGCACAATAAATGTTAAGATCAATACATTATTAACTTGAAAGTTCATATTTATTAAAGAATAATATTTTATTATATATAAATCAAAAAAATAGATTTTTGATCTAAATCATTAACGAAGAATAATTTCTTTCCATTTATTGTATTCTTTAATTGTTGCCATGATTCATTTTCTATCATACTGATAATCATTGATTCATTCATATAGAAAACATCCATTTTATTATCAGTCTGACTACATTTAAACCCAAGACATCCATCACCATATTCTTGTTTCCCTTCATCGTGTATATTGATTAATTGATCCATATTTTTTTTTAAGAATTCACTTATATAAGGGGGTGTCGATTCAATATTCTGTATATTACTCATTAATGTAATTACTATTTTTTATTCATTTTTAAAACGTTTCATTTCTTCATCATAACTTTCATTTGTTTTGTGTGTTTGTGTATATATTAATTTTAATATTTCCCGATTACCTTTAACTAAAGGTGTTACATGATGAGGGTATCCCTGAGCTTTAACAATTAATAATGAATTTGGTTCAGTCCATAGACTTTGTGTTTTATCATCCTTATCAATCCATTCTGTTACACTCTTTGAAGTATTCCGTATTGTAAATATACCTTCATACTGGGGTTTCTCATACATTAATAAATCCTTATGCCACTTCATACCGGGGGAGTTCGAAGGATAAAAACGATGTTCGATGGGGAATTCTGATGGGTATATCTTATGATTGATTTTTTCCTGTATTCTTCTGATATATTCTTTACCATAAAAGATATCATACACTCCTTTATCATCTAATGGCTTTGAATAACGGAACTTTTCAAAGATGAAATCATCTTTATTTTTATCAAGGTTCAATATCTTTTCATAATCACTCTCATTTAGAAAATTAGGGATATAAATAACATTATCATCTACATTATTGGTATGGGTAAAACAAACTATCAATAAAAAGACAATTATTAATAAGATTACTATATTTCTCTTCATTTATATATATAATATTTATTATCTTTCGTCTATAGACCGAAGTATTGCTTCTTGTAATTCCTCTTCTTCCATTCTTTCACTTTCTTCTCTCATTAAATTGTTAATATAAGGCAAAATAAACCTCTGTAATGGAATGTTCTCATTATCTCCAATCACTTCATTATTATCTCCAACTACTTCATTATTATCATTATTGTTTTCATTATTGTTTTCATTATTATTATCATTAGTGTTATTATCATTATTGTTTTCATTAGTGTTATTATCATTATTGTTTTCATTAGTGTTATCATTATTGTTATTATCATTATTGTTTTCATTATTGTTATTATCATTATTGTTATCTCTTTCTTCAATAATTACTCTTAAAAGTTCATTAATATCATGTTGTATGTCTGACTCTACCTCTATATGAGATACTGGAATCCGAGTGAAACTCATAGAAGGAAGAAAAGAGGTATTAATGCTTAATCCTGCGATTTGCCCAGGTGTTAAATTTGTATCTGTTGTCCCTATTAAGCTTTCTGGAAGTTCGGGTTCAGGTTCAGGTTCAGGTTCAGGTTCAGGTTCAGGTTCAGGTTCAGGTTCAGGTTCAGGTTCAGCAGGGAATTCTGTCCTACAGACAGGACATGTGTTATGCATTTCAAACCATGGTAGAATTCCTTCACACTCACTATCTCCTGTATGAAAAAAATGAGAAATATTTCCATTACAAGGTAATCTGATTACTGTATCTTCTAATTGAAATTGATCCAAACAAATAGCACATGAAATACCATTAGCAACATCTTCCTCCTTTATTCTATATCTTTCAAGTCCTTCTTTAAATCTAGTTTCTAATGGACGTTTATGTTCTTGTAATGTTTCTTCAAGTATGTTATCTCCTTCAGTAGTTAGTATCTGTGGTAGAAGTGATACATTTGGACGTATTAATTGAAACATCCTTTGATAATTTTGATTCATTTATATGTATATTATATTTTTCTTTGAAGGTTTTTTTTAAGTCACTAACTATTTCTTTCTTCTTCTCTTCATACATTTTTTCAAATAATGTTAATGTATTTATAGAGATATTAATATTTTCGTAATAAATGTCTTTCTCCATTAAGTATTAATATGAATAGATAATAAAATATCAAATTTAAATATTGTTAGAATTATATATATGGCAGACCATACATCTCAATATAAATTAGATTATGATTGTAATTATTTAGACCCTGAAAAGTCCAATTCAAGTGATTTTATATTATCTTGTATCAATAATCCAAATATAAAGAATAATTTGCATTATAATAACTGTTTAAATACAAGTATTGAGTTACTTGAGGATGGTATTGAACCATTTTCAAATGACCATTCGACAAAAGGTCCAGGTGTATCGTATGTTCCAAAGGGGACATGTCACGATGGTTATATGAAAGATGGGAATGGAGAATGTAATCTCCAATATTATCGTGGTAGAATAAGAGATGGTAATTGGCAAAGGGGTCACCACAATGAAACAATGCATAAAAATAAAGATAATTATAGAATATGTAATGGAGGTATTTTCCTTGGATTATCAAATGGATATTTATTATGTGATAAAGAAGATGAAAAAGGGAAAGAAGAGAAAAAAGAAATCCTATCATTCACAGAAGTAGAAGAATTTGCAAATATTTAATGTTGTCCTGGAATACCTAAATAACATTTATCGATATAATATAAAGGAAAGAAACATTCATACAAATGATTGTTAAAATAGATAGGAATAGTTGATAAACTATTCGTATTCTGTATAATATCTACTAATTGTTCATTGATTAATAATTTTTCAGTACAATTATGGTAAAGGGACTCATAATAATTCCTCTGACCAATCAAACTATTACTATTATATATTGAATAAACAAAATATATAAATGATAAAATTATTATGAAGTTCATATAATAAATTCTATTCCTTAATTGTAGGATTATATGTAGTGTATTATTATTATTATTATTATTATTATTATTAGTATTATTATTATTATTATTATTAATAGTTATGATATGATGTTTCCCATCTTTACTATCATAACTAATAATTCTACGACGACATAAAGGACATTTATCTGTATTCTGTTCAAACCAATTATTAATACAATTTAAACAAAAAGAATGATTGCAATTAGTATTACATTTTTCATCTTCACTTACATTCTGTAAACAAATTGAACATGAGAATAAGGTAATTACTTCTTCCATTTACTATATATGGAAAAAAAATATAAAATACTTCTTTTTATTAGTTATTTGAATTAGTGTTTTAAATATCAATCATTTACCATCCAGAACCATCAAACTCTTCATCAACTTCTTCTTCATATGGATTTCTATTGTTAGAATAATTATTCATGTTTACGTTTTCAACAGCTTGCTTCACAAGGTCACGGACAATTGAAAGGGATGATCCACGGTTAGGAGTATTCATCTCTACAGTAATGAGGACCTTTTCATCACCCCCCTTATCCATATTAAGGTGTTCAAAGTGTAGAAACTTCATACGGATCTTCTTATCTGGACAAATATTCACATTGATTAGATCATTTGTATGGTCTTGATCACAATTGAGGATCTTATCCCGAAGTCCGTTGATATTTGAACCACCTCGTCCAATAAACTTGGGGATCATATGCTCCTCCATTGAAACCTTGAATACATATTTCGTATTGAACCTCCGATTTTCCTGCTTCTTCTTCTTCTCCAAACACTTCTTCTCGTGCATATAGACATTCTTAACAAGTTGGTCCATTACTTCTTCGTTGGGCGCCTTAAGAACAGCAAGGACAGATGGATCTTGGGTTTCATCATTTTCGATATTACAGAATACATTCGAGTTAGGATTATCCTTAAATTTTTTCTGTGTAGCCTGAAGGACGAACTTCTTAAGCCCCGAACCACCCTTTCCAATAAACCTTCCGATATCATCCTTTGACATTGAAAGCGGGACGGTTTTTGTAATTTGTTCGCTTTTCTTCTTTCCCTCCTCAACCTTCTCCTCAACCTTTTCCACGACCTCTTCCACGACCTCTTCCACGACCTCTTCCTTCTCCACGACCGCTTCCACGACCTCGTCCACGACCTCTTCCTTCTCCACGACCTCGTCCACGACCTCTTCATCTTCATCACTCCCACCACGGAGTCTCAGGACGAGATGAAGTGTCGCCTCCTTCTGGATATTGTAGTCGGACAGAATTCGTCCATCTTCAAGTTGCTTTCCAGCAAAGATAAGTCTCTGTTGATCAGGTGGAATTCCCTCCTTATCTTGAATCTTGGCCTTAACGTTCTCGACAGAATCACTCCCTTCAACCTCGAGGGTGATTGTCTTTCCAGTGAGGGTCTTAACAAAGATTTGCATATTTCCTTTTGGTTTTCTTTAATTGATTGTTATTATTCTTCTCTTTCTCTTTCTCTTTCTAATTCTTTTTTGTGATAATTTATCATCAAAACTGGACTTTCAAATTTTAAATATTTAATTCTATAGTATTGAAAAATAAATAGGAGAATCATCTGGAGACATCTTAATTTGATCATAGATAGTATGGACGTAGCCTTTTAATGGATCGTATATTCTCATTGTTGTCCGAGGATATTCTTCTCCTTCATCTGTTAAATAGGGAGAACATACAGTATATTTATTCCAAAAGTTTTGAATGAAGTCATTACAATTAATACACTTCTCAAAATAGTCAGGATCTATTACAATCTTCTCATATTCTTTTTGTTTATCCTTTTCAGTATGTTTTTTAACACAAAAAGAACATTGACACCCTGGGATCCATTTTTTATATTCAGGTAAGGTATTGAAATCAAGATGCATAAAATGTATGTTATTAATAATACATTTCTTTAATTCATTATCAACATACTTTTTGTAATCACACCACATAGGTTTTAATGATAGAGTTTTCATCATTTCTCGCCAATAATTCTTCATTGCAAATGTATAGATCTTATATTGAACATCCTTTGGTAGAGTATTACGTATTTTTTTAGAAATAGCAGATCTTCTCGCTATTTCACATTTTAATTCTAACTCTAAAGGGAAATACCTTTTATTCTTAAACATACGAATATCCATTTTTTTCTTGAAATCTATACCATATTCATTTTTATGAACGGTTCTTTTAAATCTACGATACTTTCTTTCCATATTATTTTTTAATCATTTTTTTTCTTAAATAAAAATGCGATTGATTTTCTTTTTAATAATAATTAAATTAATAAAATGAGAATTGGTGTTGTCCGATATCCGGGTTCTAACTGTTTTAACGATACAATTAGATATTTTGGTAGGAATAATTGTAAGGAATTATGGTATAAGGAAGAAGAAATTGTTAAAGATATAGATCTTTTAATCATACCGGGTGGTTTCGCTTTTGGAGACCGTTGCTATCAAAAAGCTACCGATGAATTCACATATTCTCCAGGTGAAATGGCGAAAGAAGCACCTATCACAAATACAATCCTTTATTCTTATGAAAATAATATTCCTATTTTAGGAATATGTAATGGCTTTCAAATACTCACACATTTAAATCTACTTCCTGGTGAACTAACAGAAAACTTATCGAATAAATTCGAATCAAGATTAGTAGAATGTGATTATTCAAGTAATGATATGCAGGGGACTACCAAGATGTATATTGCGAATTATTTTGGAAATTATCAAAATGAAACTATTAATGAAGCGAATATATTTCTCAAGTATAATAATTACAATAATGGTTCTGTCCTTAATATTGCGGGGGTTATGAATGATCAAAAGAATGTGTTTGGTATGATGCCTCATCCAGAAAGGAATAGCAATTTTAAGGATAAATTATTACAACTTATTTTCCATAATAATATTATTTATCAGAAAATAAATAATCTCTTACTCTCGGAACATATTTCATATAAAAGTACGAAAAGATTCTTAAAAGAACTATATACTGAAGGAAACCATGTAATACAAGGTCCAGGTGAGAATGCTGGTATAGTAGATATAGGTGATGGATATTGTATTACGGTTCGTATTGAATCCCATAATCATCCGACTTTTAAAGATGCTTTTGAAGGTGCCGCAACAGGTGTTGGTGGAATTATTCGTGATATCATTTGTATGGGAGGTAAACCTATCGCTTTATTGGATTTCTTAAGATTTGGTAATGATGAGAATTCAAAACTCCTTCTGAAAGATGCGATTAGTGGGATTGCTTATTATGGGAATACAATTGGTATTCCAAATGTAGGTGGCTCATTATATACATCAGATATCTATAATAAAAATCCACTAGTGAATGTTGCATGTTTAGGAATAGTTAAGAAAGATAATATCATTTACGGAAATGCTTTGAACGAAGGGAGTCTGTTAATCTTATGTGGAGCAAAAACAGGAAATGAAGGTGTTGATTCAGCAATCATGGCATCAAAACAATTAAATAATTCCCATGAAGAAAATATGCAAAAAGCAGATGCTTATCTTGAAAATCTATTACTCGATGCTTTTAAAGAAATATCTGATCTAAAAATTGCGGAAGGTTGTCAAGATTTAGGGGCTGGAGGAATCCTTTGTGCTACTACCGAAGTCATTAAAAGAGGTAGAGATAAAACTGGTAAACATCTAGGGTGTAATATCTTTTTAGAAACTATACCCTTAAAGGAAGAGTTAGATGATTATAGTGTTTTGGCATCTGAAACACAAGAGAGGATGTTACTTGTGAGTAGACCCGAGAATCTAGAAAATATAAAATCTATATTGGAGAAGTGGGACCTTGAATATAATGTAATAGGTTGTGTGACCGAAGATGATTCTTATAATGTTTATAAGGATAATCATTTAATCTTTTATGATAACTTTATGAACTTAAAAGAAGAAGAAAATAATTTAGAATTAAAATTTTCAGAAACAAATTGTAAAATTAATAAAGTGAAAAACTTATCATTATGGAATTCATACGATCATAGTATTGGTTGTAGGACGATTAAAGGGCCAGATAAACCAGGTCATTATTCAATTCTTGATATTTATGAAAACAATACACAATGTATCCTTACATGGGGGGAAAATGTTTATGAATGTAATCAAAGGATGATACAGTTAGGGGCAAAATCTCTTGGAATAGTGAATTGCCTTAATTTTGGAGATCCTAGTTCATGTATTGGTGATTTTAAAGAACATATTGAATCTATGAATCATAGTTGCAAAGAATTAAACATTCCTGTATTAGGTGGAAATGTATCTTTGTATAACTCTACGAATAATAAAGATATCCCACCATCGATTGTTATTGTCATGATCGGAATAAAAAAATAAAATCATAAGTCTATTGACTTTAATATTTACCGTTATTATGATCCATCATTTCAATCCTTGTTTGAATAAATTTCATTATAATCCACTTTTCCCTCGGAGACTTCGCATTCTGAAGCATGATCCGAAGGATGTGGGTTGTGTACATCCTCGACATTTCATATATATTTTACTATATACAAATATAAACTTTTCAAATTTTAATTACCGGCGTAGAAAGCGGCGTCTCCCGAATGGTCAATAATTAATCTCCAAGCTGATTCTTCAGGTGTCCCCTTCCATTCAAGGAAGTTTTGATAATCAAAATAGACTTCTTCAAAGGAACTATGTTTCAGGTAGCTCAGCTTTAGATTATGGTTGGCAGGTTTGAATCGAAATTCACTGTTCGGTTGACCTTTATTGCTTAAATCAAATAAATAATTTTCTTCTCCAAGAATACATATTTCAACAAATATCTTTTCACGAATGTCTCTAAAGTTTTCTAACGCATTGTTCTCATTGAAAGTCAATTTTTTATTCCAAGAGTTGGTGATTGCCCATTCACAGTTTCTTTCTTCGGGTATTCTGTAATCAAACGGTTCTGTTTTCTCATAATTATCCTCTATACAATCATATAGATCCGTGGATCTCTTTGGGTCTGCTATCATGACATTCAATAGAAGGATATTACGATGAAATCGTTTGATTGATTCTTCTTCTGTATGGATCTTTTTTCTAAGGATAAGATACAAATAATCAATGATATCATCCGGGAGTTTAAATTTCTTTCCTAGTTGAATGAAAGTTTTCTTCATTGTAGGATGGGTTAATGCTTGTCGCATTGAATCATCTCTGTAAGTGGTATTACCCAGTTCAGTAAGTGCTTCTTCGCCGAACAGGCAGCCCGCGATTGCTGGATACCAAGGATAAGTTTGATCCTTTTTCTCCATTGTAGTATTATTATACTTTATGTTAAAAAAAAATGGATACATTAAATCAAATTTAGAAGAATATGAATAGTATGGGAATATGATAATAGTTAGAGAATACTTATCATCGTTCAGGGGTAACAGCTCGAGTATTTTGTCGTGTGAGACCAGAATTCCCACTACGAGGTGGAGTAGTTGTCCTTGACATTGTCATTGTCCGTGAGAGTGATCCTTCTTCATCACTACGAGGTGGTGTCTTTGCTCGTGGAGAATTAATACTGTCCCTGTCTGGGGTGGTAGGTCGGCCTTCAGGAACAGGACTACTCATTGATTGATCTGAGACATTTGTAAGTAGTTCCTTCTTAATCTTGAGAATAATTTCGCAGTCGTAATAATTTTCATCCAACACCTTAGAGATACTCTTGATCCGGAATAGATGAATGTGTGAAAGCATCTGACTATTCAGCGAGGGAGGCTGAATACAGGCACATGTCTCAAGTGAGGGATCAGTGAAAGTATTTTCAATCATTTCTTGAACGGATTGATGGTTTTCAGATACATCATTCTTTCCATGCATTAGCTTGTAGCCAGGTGCCTTTGACTTAAATTCAGGTGTGAGACCCAGGATCATCCTCCCAAGGAACTCTCGGATACCCACCGTATGGGGGACTCCCATCTTAGTCGCCTTTGCTTTGACCTTTTCGCCGCATTCTGAAAGGGGAACATTCCTCTGGAGATTCTCATATGCCTTCTTTCCCACCTCAATCCGCTTTTCCAGATCATCAACTTCTTCTTGAACCGAAGGGAGCATCTCATTGAAAGTAATTGGTGCTTGGTGATTTCCCTCATCCATGTGTTTGACGATCATCATATGGGATACCTTCGTTGTACAATTCTCCCCAAGATCTCTTCCTGGTTCGCCAAGAGCATGGAGCACGGTAAATCCATTGGCACTGAAGACAGGGATATCAACCTCCTCTTGAGAGGTTCGGAATAGGTGAAGACTATTGAAGCCATCCGTTGTTTTGATCTTTTCACTTGTGAATATCTTATCAAGTCCAAGAAGATTATACTTCTCTGTGAAGTCAACAGCTTCCTTCGGAATATGGGTCCTGAAGAGTTCTGTTTGACCCTTACCCTTCCATTGGGAAGCATACTTCAACATTTCTGTTCTGATCTTCTCCTCATTTGAGAAGTTAGAAGGGGTAGACGAAGAATTACCCATCGTTGTTCTTTTGTTGTTCTGTTGTTGTTCTGTTGTTGTTCTTTTGTTGTTCTTTTGTTGTTTTAACGTATCATTCAAAAAAAAATCAAATTTTGTTTTGAAGAATAGAAAATTAATCATAAAATTGTTTTCATTAAAAAGATATCATTCTTCGTTAAATTGTATTTCTTCAGTATTACTTTTCCATTCTCCAATTATTTTAAAGTCATGGAGACGAATTACCGTATTGTCGTCTATATTAATTTGGTATTCAACATCGTTAATCGTTTTTAGAATATAAAGTTCATCTTCTTCTTCCGAGCTCTCATTCAGTCCATCACATGGTTCAGTAGTTTCACTACATGAACTCGTTGTTTTTTTTAGTTCTGTATGATCTATTATGTCCTCTTCAAATCCAACCCCTGCCCCTAAACCACCTTCTTCCCCTTCTTCGCATCCTTCTTCTTCTATTTCCTCTTTTATTTCCTTTTTCATAGTATTCGCTTCATCTTCTTCCTTTTTCTTAATGAGTAATAGGAGTTCATCGATACTCATTTCCTTTGGATCCTTAATTATATTACATGTTGTCTTCTTCTTAGAAGAACTCTTCTTCTTTTCTTTTATGATATCATTACCATTCTTATCCGTGGCCCAGAACATTCGTTTACCATTCGCCATTTGAGGTTCTTCAGGTCGTGGATCAGTTATCTTACCCGTCCATAATGTTCCATCGGAATACATCCTAGAATGTAGACGGCAGAAGCACCCATCCGCTTTTTTTTTATTGCATTGAATATTATCATACCCGAGTCCCCCACTTCTTTTCTTCTCATACCATACTCTTGCATCACATTTTTTATCATCGTATAGACCTCTTCTTTCTTCAATCGATAATTTATTATTCTTACCCTTGATAATATCTGGTTCTTGGAAAAATATAGATATTTCAGGTTCTGATATCATTTCTTCAACAGGGGGTAGTGATGGGTACTTATTATGTAATAGTTCCAAGAGTTCCTTTGGAAAAGAAGGGTTCCCGTTCATAGTCTCTCCCACAACCTTTATTGCAGACATACTCAATCCGTTAGTGTTTCTAATATCGTTTCATTTTATTTTCAAATTTGATTTTCGATTGAAAAAAAGTATTTTAAAAACATTTTACAATAGAATTAAAATGGGATCTAACAATACTTGGTCTTTGATCGTTCAGAATGGTGTTACAAAGGATTATGCGGTGAGTATGAAAGAACGGAATGAATTCCTATCGGTTATAGGATACCTATACAATGAACTTTACCGGAATCAAGATATATCCGTTAATGGTCGTAATATATCGTCAGACCTTCACGAAACTGAAAATTCTTACATAGAGAAGAAAGGTGAAAAGAAATTCTTCAGAAGAAGGAAAGTTCCAAAGAAGAAGAATAAGAACTATCCAACAAAGCCAAAGAGTAAGTCAAAAGAACTACGGAGCGACATTACTGAAAAGGAACATTTTATTAAATCAATTATCCATGGTTAGGAATAATTTATAGTGTGTTTAAAATTATTTAAAAAAGTATTATCTATAATAAGTATACTCCCATATAGTCTAGATGGTTAGGATAGCTGGTTTTCACCCAGCCGACCCGGGTTCGAGTCCCGGTATGGGAATCGCCACTATAGCTCAGTTGGTCAGAGCGTCGCACTTGTAATGCGAAGGTCGTGAGTTCAACTCTCACTGGTGGCTAATAACTCAACATAGCTCAGTTGGAAGAGCGGAGGACTGTAGTTCCCCAGGTCGCTGGTTCGATCCCGGCTGTTGAGATGGTTTCGTGGTGCAATCGGTTAGCACTCTGGACTTTGAATCCAGCAATCCGGGTTCAAGTCCCGGCGAAACCTTTAATCCATAATTTCATCTACTTTAAATTTGTCCCACCATTTTTTTTCATATGGTTCTATGTCTATACATAGTTCTTCCTTTAATTTATCTCTCCACATCGGCTTTCTCTTACCTGATTTATTAGGTGGCGGAATAACTATATTCTTATCCTTCATTTGTTTTTTTATTTTATGGAAGAACATCTGTTTAAGTTGACTTTCATTCTCATTTAAATAAATATGGTTAATCTTGTAAATTGTCCCATCATCGTATAACTGTTTAAGAAGTTGATTTCTACTTTTCTCTAGGGTTTGTTTTTCTTTCTCAAAATCTTTAAGTTGATTCTTTGAATTCTTTATAATTTTAATGATAGATATTTCACGATTCTTAAAATCTTTAAGCCTTTCTTCAACTTGACATACATAATTATTCTCTAATGGGATTGAAACAACTCCTTTATTATAAATATATTCTTTACAAATCCGATGTAATTCATGAATGATAATCTCTTTTTTTTCCTGTGGTGTTCCCGTTTTATCCAGGGCAAAATATATTACTTTATCATTATCCTTACGATATTTATGCACAAGACAACAACCTTGATTCGATATATTTTTATAGTCGTATGATATCATCATTGCTAAATCTACTTTATCATTATTAAAATCATCAATGTAATGGCTTTCAAATTGTTCGTGGTCTTCTGGCGTAATAGATCCTTTCATTTTCATTTCAACCATTAAACGTAAATTATGGTAAGCCTTACTGAAAATAATAATACAATCACCTGATCCAGCACCACGTGCTGTTGTTTTCCAACATGCTTCATCATCAAATGGTAAACAATCGGAAAATATATCTTTGATAACATCTTCCGCATACTTACCCTTTTCTGTATCTTTAAGGGATCTCTCACCTATAAATCCATTAATATATTTTGTTAAGTTTGCATTCTCATCTTGAAGCGCAATAATCCTTTTCTCCTTTTCTTCGGCTATACGGTCAGCCATTTCAATCTTTCCATTTGCCCCCATACGATATAAATTAATACGATCTTCTATTTCTTTTTCATTTTTATCATTAATCATAGCCTTTTGTTCCCGTAATTCGTTTATTTCATTTATATAAATGCCCTTTACATGGTCCCTCATACCTTCTAATTCATTTTTATGTGTTTCATATGATGAATTTAGGTCTTTCTTTAATGTAGCTACAGTTTTTTCTAGGTTCTTTATTTTAACTTGATATAGTTCATCGATATCATTGTTATTAATTGATTTGAACCTTGCTATGACTTCATCCATAGTTAAACAATTCAAGTTTAAGAGCTGAAATACAGCCGTACCAAACTGAATAATAATTTTTTTTGTATCTTCATTACTATTAATATATAATTGAGGATGTTCCATGTATATTTATATTATATCCATAGTAATTCTTTAATTAATAAATCATAATAATTGAAATATTTATGGGTCCGCAACCTTTCACCAACAGCATTATGTGATATTTTATCGTTAGGATATATTAGATTAATAAAATCTGCAATACTACGATAGCTATTCTCCATTACAACCTCATGTGTTGTAGTATCAATGATAATATATTTAAATTTATTGTATTTCTCCATTTATACATAGAGATGTTTAATTTTTAAATGGTATGCCTTTTGACATTTAAAGTGGTGTTTGTAATGACATAGAAATTTTTATATTTAGTTTGTAATGACACCATAACACGTATTG